ATGACCACCGCAGCATTATATGCCCGCGTGTCCACAACCGAACAGGCTGAACATGGTTATTCGCTCAATGATCAAATAGAGTCCTGCCGCCAACGACTTTTGTCGCAGGGATATGCGAATATTGAGCAATATATCGACGATGGATATAGCGGCGAATTCATAGACCGACCAGCACTCTCTAAACTTCGTAATGACCTCCGGTCTAATTTAGTTAATATAGTAATGGTATATGATCCTGACCGATTAAGCCGCAATCTAACCAATCAGTTAATAATTGCTGATGAAATAGACAAGTATGGCGCAAAACTTGACTTTATAACCGGGTCGTATGACGCTTCGCCCGAAGGCCGCTTGTTCTTTTCCATGCGTGGCGCGATTGCAGAGTTTGAAAAAGAAAAAATTCGTGAACGTAGCCTAAGAGGAAAACGGGCCAAGGTTTTATCCGGAAAGCCACTTTTTAGCAAAGAGCCCTTTGGATATAATTGCGACCGCGTAAACGGTATATATATCATCAATAAAGAAGAAGCTGAGATCGTTCGCACAATCTTTAACTTATATACCGAAAAGCAATACAGTACCATCAAATTAGAAGCTGAACTAAAGTTAATGGGAATTGTCAATAAAAACGGGAAACCTTTTCACCGGGCAGTATTGCATAACATACTTTCAAACGAAATGTATGCTGGAACAAAGTGGTCATTCAAAAAATATAAGAAAAACATAGGACAGCATAAACGCAAAACAATTACCCGTGATCAAAGCGAATGGGTAGCTTTATCTATACCCGCTATTATTAAAAAAGAAGTATTTGATAAAGCTACCCTGATCCGAAGCCGTAATAAAGCAACTTCAAAGCGCAATACCAAGGGACAATACCTACTGCAAAATCGAATACGCTGCCTTCTGTGTAATCATAAGCTAGGAGCTGTAACATTCCCAGTTAAATCTAACGGCAAATGCTATTCCTACTATGTATGTTCCAAATATAAAAACGGCTTTCCCTGTAAAAATAATAAATCCATCAATCTACTTGTACTTGATGAAGCTGTTTGGAAGGACATCGTAAGCATCTTTAAAAAACATGGTAATATAACTTCTCCCAAACCAACTCTCAACACTGTCAAAATAAATGCGAAAGCAAAAATTATAAAGCTTAATGCTAGAAAATCCGCGTTAATAAAGTGGGTTGGTAATGGTACTATTGGACCTACCGACGCTGAGCAGGAACTCCAAAAACTTAATTCAGAACTGGCCACCCTGCAACTGATTATTTCAACACCAGATCCTGTTATTAAACCATCTGAAGTCACTATTGATGAAATACTAGCTGCTAATACATTTGAAGAAAAACGCACCATCATGCTCCGTCTAAATATAATAATTCATGCATGTAAAAATGAAAAAGGCGAAATACTTTATGAAATAACTAAGCAAAATACTTTTTAATATTGTGTCGCTTTTATACATATGGTTATGATGCATGATGACATTTTCATGGTAAACCTTTCAGCCCACAAATAGCCTTCAACAGCTTGTACTACCTACATTTTATGTTATCGGCTTTTGGGAACATTTGTTCACTTCTGAGAACTCAAGTATTCCTTACACCTTAAATAAGCTTTAAATACTTTTAGTACGAGACTGTTTTATAAACCACTCGTCCAATGCATTTTTATTCACCCTCCACTGTACTCCAAGTTTCACCGAGGGGAAACTGCGCCTACGGCATAACTCATAAGTTTTAGACAAAGATATATTCAAGTATGTCGCAGTTTCCTCTACAGTTATATAATTGTTGTTCATATACAATTCCCTCCTATCAAACTTTAACAAAATCCATAGCAAAGTAACTTTTTATGTATTTTGCTTGCTTTTGTTAAATACTTTTGTTAAAATACAAGTAACAAATATTTTTGCTGGGGTGGTTATTAAAATGAATCTTATTAATTGGGCTAAAGTTAAGCAACTTAGAATAAACCTTAATATTAACCAAACTGAAATGGCTAAGAAGCTTGGGTTAAGGACTCAAACGCTATATGCCTTCTATGAAACAGGCAAAGCTAAGACCATTACCCAAGATTTTATAGATAAACTTGCGTTGGCACTTGAGTGTAAAGCAGAAGATTTCCTCAGAGTAGATGAAATTGTACTTAAGGATTACACCTTAGATCAAAAACGGCGCATCGCTTCAGAACAACATCGCACATTTGTTAGTCTTTATACTGAGGAAGAAGAAGAGTTCCTTGCGTCAACCGAAGGTCAGCAATTAGTAAAAAAACTTATGCTTGAACAATGGGCTAAAAAGGCGAACTAATTATGAGTTCGTTCTTTTTTTATGGTGATGCGCGAATGTATTTCATAACTTACCTCCTTTGTTATCCTTTGAGTATCATAGGCAGACCTATAGTGCCTTTATGTCTTCTAACAGTCCCTTACTATCGACAAACTTATATTGACTCCCCTGTTTAACTATCGATTTCCACTTACGCCACTGTGAAGCAAACACTGTGGTTTTTATTTCGCCGTAATCTGTAGACCACGTAAGAAATGCCATAGGCCTTCCCTTTTTGTCATCCTTAATGAAAATGCGAGTGATAGTGCCGGTCTTGACTTTAGGTAACGCTCTAGAGCTGAACCCAAGTACCTCTATTTCACCTTTGGCCTCATCAAACTTTTCTAGACTAATCTCAAGCTGTTTAAGTTCATCAAGTTTCTTTTGTAGTCTGCAGTTGTCTTTCTCACGATTAGCTATTTGGCTTTCAATAGTTTTGTACTTCTTAAGTGTCTTTTTTGTATTCAGTAGTTCCAGCTTAAGTTCTTCAATACGTTGGCTATTGCTAGTTAACTTAGACATAGTTTTAGCACGATCATCAGGAATGTTGTATGCCTGGACTAACATTTGGTATCTCGGAATTTCATAGAAGTCACACGCACCAGACTTCACAAGAGCCGCCAATGTATCTTTTGCATTATTTTTCACTAGCACATCAAATGTGTCAATGTCAGATATTTTTAGCTTCTTACCTATACCCTTAATATAATATAGACCTGTCCGAAGGTTTCCTTCTTCTATAACCCACTCGATATTTCCCTTGCGTATATCTGGTGGCAAAATCTTAACCCCAAGACGCTTAACTTCATTTATATATGGAACAATTGCATCCTGAGAATTTTCCTCTGAATTGATAGTGGCACACAAGAATTGTAATGGATAGTGAGCCTTAAGATATGATGTTTGATACGCAACTAAACCATAAGCTGCAGAATGTCCTTTATTAAATCCATAGAGCGCGAATGTAACTATTCTGTCCGATATCTTGTTCATTACATCTTCAGGAATACCATTGGCTACACCCCGAGAAATCAATTGGTCAATCGCTGGTTTCATCTCATCAATTTTCTTTTTGCCTATGATACGTCGAAGTACATCGGCTTCACCTAGCGAATAACCACATAGCTCTTTAGCTATCTGAAGAATTTGCTCTTGATAAAGAATTATTGAGTACGTATCACGCAGTATTGGCTCAAGTTTCGGATGTAAATATACTGGTTCTATTTCGCCATTTCTTACCTTTACATATGTCTGAACCATTGTGTCTCCAGTTTCTTCTACCTTTGCATCAAGAGGCCCAGGACGAAACAAGGCTACTAGTGGTATTAAATCAGAAAACTCTTTAGGCTTAATCTGTTTTACTAATTGAGTCATACCCTGTGACGATATTTGGAAACAACCACAAGTTTCACCATTAATTAGCATTTGAGATGTCTTTTTGTCATCATCAGGTATTTTTAAAATATCTATTGGAGTATCTAATAAATTAATTGTCTCCTGTATAACATCAAGTGTCTTCAAGCCAAGCATATCAAGTTTCATTAGCCCCATTTCTTCAAGGTACTTAAAATTACAAGCAGCAACATAATTAACATTGCCAGTTTTACTTTCTACTTGCCGTTCCACAGAACAGAATTTATTAATATCTTCATTTAAAACAATTAGTGCCGAAGCATGTTTTGAGTAACCTGATATTATCCCTATGAACCTTTTGGCTAATTCAATTAGTTCCGCTGTTTCATCTGTTTTTATATGATCTAACATCCAAATCTTTTGTTCATAAGACGATATATCTTCTTCATCAGATTCATATTTAGTTAATGATTTTGATAACTGAATTGTATACTGTGAGTCATATCCAAGTGCCTTACCCGCAATTCCTATGGCCTTACCTGCGGCAATTGTACTAAAGGTTCTACATTGGTAAACTTCACCATATTTACTCTTAATATAATCAATCAGTTTTCCTCTGTGTTTTCTAGATAAATCATTATCAATATCCGGAGGGCTTAATCTTTCCATATGGGCAAAGCGTTCGAAGACCAAATTATTTTTTAATGGGTCTAATTGAGTAATTCCCATAAGCCAAGCGACTTCACTAGCTACTACAGAACCACGTCCAGGGCCAAAGGGGATATTGTTTTCTCTCCCGTACTTATAGAGGTCACTAGTAATTAAAAAGTAGGATGGATAGTCTTGACTAATGATAACTGGCATTTCTACCTTGTTGAATCTATCTGCGTAATCTTGCCAATTGGGATATTTGCTAATACCCTTTTTCCTCCAACCAACGCGACATTGCTTCTTAACTTCTTCTACGGGGTCATCACAGGGGTACACAGGATAATACTTTTTGCCAAACTCAATAGTCACATCGGACTTATCTGATAATAACTGTGTATTAGCCAATGATTGCCATACAATGTCGCTAGGTAGATAATTGAGATTTTCTCTGATTTCATCCTCTGATTGCAAATACAGCGTCCTGTCGATATTCTCAGAAGCATCTTGTGTTTTACTAGTGTTTTTAAAATACTCTCTTAAGTCACAATCGGATTTAACTGAGAAATGAGCATCAGTTGCAGCTATAAGCGGAATATCATATCTTCGGCTTAATTCAATAAGTCTACGATTGTAAACATATTGTTCTTCGCATTGGTATGTATGTAGCTCAAGGAATATATCATCGTGAAATATCTCATGCAACTTTACAAGAGTTTCTTCTCCAGTTGAACTATTGATAAATCCACCGAGACATGCGCTTCCCACCATCAATCCCCTGGAATACTTTCGAATTAAATCAAGATCAACACGTGACTTATAATAGTAGTTATTTGGTGAATTACCTTTATCTCCATGAGCTTCTGATGTTAACTTGTAAAGATTCTCAAGGCCTTCATTTGTTTTTGCCCAAAAGGTAATATGACGTAAATCTCGTTGCTGTATCGTTAAATCATGAGTCAAATAAAGTTCTGCTCCTGGAATCAGCTTAATCCCAGCCTTTTTAGATTGCTTATATGCATCAACTATACCTGAACAGGTGTTATGATCTGTGATTGCCCATGCAGTTTGACCTAAGTTTTTCAATTGTTTGATTATAGATTCTATCCTGTTTACTGAATCATACATGCCATAGTTTGAATAGTCGGTATGAACATGCGGTGGTACGAACATCTAACTCCTCCTTTTGTTAACTTTTGAGTATTTTAGACAGACTAATCCCCCACCAGTATCCAAAGTTTCCTTTTGCCAATCTTAAGCTCTAATATATCGGGCTTATCTAATGTTGCCCACAGTTCAGGTTTATTACGTCTTACTTCAGATGTAGACTTAAATATCCCAAGGTTGACCAGTAACTTCGGTAGAAATCTTTCGGTTGTAACTATTGGATCGCTAAAACCTAATTCCGCAGGTGGAACTAAAGGTGTTCCTATGACAATATCCATTAGTTTTCCTCCATATACTTAAGCAAACCCCTAGCTACCCCAACAAGTTCCACCGGATACTCTTTGATGACAGATGAACCTACAGTCCAACTTGGGCATAGTCTATGGTACTTAACTTTGGCTGCAATCTTAGGGTACTCGCTCACGAGTTTCTTGAGTTCTCTCTCTCGTTTATCATACTCAGCATCAGGCATTATGTTAGCATCAAAACAGTAATAACATATTCTAGCAACTATTGTTTGCCTACGTCTACGCAAGATTAACTCACGTATTTCATCTTCAGTCATAGCCTTACTCCCCTTTGCCCGACTATTTGATATTCATTAGTCTTAACCTTTTGTTTCGACTTAAACCAAGTCCAAGGTTTCAGCCAATGCTTACTAGATGTTTCCCAAAGTTCTATCATTGGTTTCCCTCCTTATCTCCACAAACAGCAAACGGCATAATATCATCAGATTCATCAATGAATTTTAGAAAATCTTCATCAGACATTTCTGCAAATCGCTTCATTAGGCCATCCCAATATTCCTTACTTCCCATCGTTTTCCTCCCACCAGTCATGACATTGCTCACAATAGCATAACCCTTCGATATTACTCACGATTCTACCACAGTATTTGCATTTGACTCTCTCTACTCTTACCACTAGATTACCTCCTGTTGTATTAATACTTTATCTCCATACAAGTCTACTTCATTTATAAACTTTTGCGCTTCTATTACATCAGCATAAGTACGTATTGGTTTATAGGTTGTATGTCCATAGTATTTCTCAACTTTACACACAATGTTGATTATCATTAGTTCCTCCTTTAGTTAATCTTGTAATAATTTCCTTCATTGTATATCTGATACTCTTCTTTAGTAACACTTGTACTATAGCTTTTGTTACCGTCAGTAATTGTAAAGCTATAACTATCAGGAACATAATTCATGAATCCACTTTTGCCAGTAGATACCCAATAATAGTAACCTTCGTAATGACATTTCGACACTATATTTCCTTCTGGTATTTTGTTAAGGTAGTTCTTATGCGCGTCATATGCAAATACAGACAGAAATACAATGCCAACACAGGCTATAACTAGCCTTACAATTAATTTGCCCATCCTTACCTCCTTTAGAATCGATTTTGATGTCAGAAACCATAGTTATAAAGGGTGTTTTTAGTGGTTTTAGAACTATGGTATACATTTGTATTCACTGACTAAAAAGTTATCAAAAGTCCCCATTTAAAGTGTATTTTTTTGTTATCTTTTGAGTATCTTAGGCATAAAAAAATCACGACCAGAGTCTCATCTTTTGTCCCCCTTTATTTCTCTCACCGTTATAATATCAAAGAATAACAAAGGTGTCAACAATTATTTTAACAAAGGTCCCACAAACGCAAAAAAGAGGGGCAACACAAGATTTCTCTCATGTTGCCCCTCGGTTTAAACTAAAGCTCTATATAAGTCTGCTGGAGTTACACAATCAGCATAAACTCCAGGTAATACATCAAGTCCACCTGCACGTAATATTCTAGTTACAGCCTCAGAACAATTCACAGTTACCTCTCCATCTCCCGGTACTTGCACTCCAGTAATATCATGGATACCGCCGTTGATACAATCGATATAACCATAAGGTGTATACAGTAATCGTTTGGCTTCTAACTCAGCATCTTCTATCTTAGGTATATCTACAGTTGCTACTACTGTTTTGCAGTCTCTATACTCATCTACAGGTGACTTAACAAACCCTTTTAAAGTAGCTTCCAAAAGTGAGTCCAATAAAAATATCCCTGTGTGACTTGGGTTTTCTCCCTTGCCTTCTGCAGCATCTATAATCTTGCCTATCCAGTCATGGGCAAAGACAAATAGAACTTTTACCTCCATATATACACTCTCCCCATAAAAAAGTAAAAGGCCCGATCATAAGACCGAGCCAAAGGTGATTATAGTTTACTTTTTACCCAATTGGAGCCTTTTGCAATTCCAACAGTAGCTAAACCAATTTCACCGATATTCCTAATTTTTACCCAAATACTATCTGTTGTCTTGATCTCATTCAATAATTTCGTAACTACGCTGACGGAACCAGTAGAAGTCGCAGTTGTCAGGATTGTTGTTGCAGCTTCAGCAACAGCGTCAGCCACATCATCCAAACTGTCAGCAGAAGTAGCACTGGCAATTGCAGAATCTAAAGCACTGTCAAGAGTAGACGTTGTAGTTTCTGCAGTTAAAGCAATAGTTCCATCTACAGTTTCATCAGCAACAACAGTTACATCGGCAGTATTACTTGTGTAACCGTCTAGCTCTGCAGTAAAGGTATAAGTTGCAACCTCAAGACCTTCGACGGTTACTTGTCCATTGGCATCAGTAGTAGCATCACAGACAACAGAGTCAACCGTATAGCTTACTGTTGCTCCTTCTAATGCTGTGCCAGAGCTGTCCTGTACTGTGATAGTTACGCTTCCAGTTACTACCGTTTCATCATCAGCAAACAATTGTAAATTAAACATTTCACATTACCCCTTTATATTTTTGATATCTATAATAAAAGACCGCCGTGTTAACAGCAGTCTTGTCGTTGGTAGAATATAGCTTTGCCCCTTATGGTATCTCCACCAGTTCCAGGTTCATCACCATTGGCTAGAATCCATAAGTCCCATCGTTCACAAGTTGTCTTAGGGCCATAATCGTCTTCATCAGCTTGTTCAGCATGAGTCTTCACATGGTCATAATCACAAGGTATATCTAATGAAGTACATAAAGTAGCCACTACTTGTGCCATAGATTCAATCTGTAGATCAGTCGGTGGTTCATTGCCTAAGTCATTCGTAGTTGCCTTTGCACAGCACGCTAGTGATACCGCGATTGCACCAGTGTTGTGTCTCCATGTATGCGGCTTGTATTCCGTAAGATCATCTGTAGAAACAAAAACACTACCATCAGCATCGATGTTAATGTGGTAATCATCGAAAAACTGACCGTAGTGACCTGCAGACCAATGAAGGTATATCTTGTCAATCTGTCCACTTGCTTCTACCGCAAGTTCCTTTAGTTCTTCTAAGGCTACCTTCTGCGTATCAATCACTCCTTTAGTGCATTAGTTTAAACAAAAATAACCCTATATTTAGGGCTACACTTATGGCACATCCATATATCCAAAGTTTCAGACGGTTCTCAACATCTCTAATTTCAAGTTCCAGTATTTCCTTAGTGATAAACTTGTCTTGCATAATACCAATTGACTCCTTAATTTCAACTAACATATCTTTCATGTTTTTTACATCGTAAGGTAATCCATTAAGCATTTTGTAGAGTTCATCTATGTCTTTCTTGTTCTCTCTTATAGCTTCATCATGTGCTAAATAATGCGCCTCACATTCTCCCATTAGATCACCTACATTCCAATCAAGATATTCTTTAGTGCGATTAAGTCAAAGTTAGTACCAAGGTATGCATTAGATAAATACGCTAGTATTAAAATGACGCCTACGATAATATAGCGTTTCTTGTTGTCGCTCATATGAGATAAAACTTTAGTTAGCATAAGTTCACCGCCCAAATGTAGTCATAAGAATGTTTTTTACGTCAGACAGGTAGTTTTCTAATGTATCACCAAAGTAGTCACCATTTTTCAATGCTGTGATATAATCGTCAATACTTTGGGCATCAAAAATACCATTGTCACGGTAATACTGAAGGTACTTCCCGAAGTAATCTGCATAATCTTCATAACTGCCGAATTGCATATAGTAGCAACTCCCGTCAGGCTGTGGTGTGTCATTAGGTTCAACTTGAGTGAGTCCTCCAAGGTTATGGTATTCTTCTGTTAAATCTGAAGCAAACTCATTAGTTTCATGCGCCCATTGACTGTAGATCCATTCAGCTTTAATTGGCTCTCCAGCTATTTCTGCGGATACCTTAGCTAAACCATAGAAATATTCGTTCATAAAATCACCTCCAAACTAAAAATAACGCCTTAAGCGTCTGCAGTGGTTGTTGTGGTATCTACTGTAAGAGCGATTGTTGCGTTTACCGTAGAGCCAGCTACCGCAGTTACACTTACGCTTGCACTTGTATAACCGCTTTCTGTAGCAGTAAATTCATATGTACCTGCCGCCAACCCGGAGAACGTAACTTGACCGCTAGAATCAGTCGTCGTTGATCCACCACTATACGAAACTGCTACTCCTTCTATTGCTGTGCCAGAGCTATTGGTTACAGTAATTTCCACTATAGTCGTTCGGGTAGTTTGATTTGCAAGCAACGTATCTAATTTTGAAATGTATGTATCACCATCAGACCAAGGTACCGACTGAGCTGTTTCGTTGCTCCCGTCACTTAAAATATGCCTTGTATCTGGCACATAAATTCTACTGATATAACCAGTAGGCAATCCACTGTAAGTAGCACCAAGATCTGTAGCAAAATTAGCAGGCGTATCGCAGTACGTTTCGCTTGCTCCGCGCACATAAATCCACCCATCAGGGTGATGTTGAAACATTGTTGACATATCAATAGCCTCCTAATATTTAATAATGTAATTCAAAACAATGTAAGGTGGCATGTTATTATGAGAACCACCACCACCGGTAGAACCTGTACTTAAAACGGTAGTATTAGTTGTATACGAACCTGAAGAATTATTATAATCTGTATAGCTAGAACCACTACTACTAGAAGTAGCAGAAGTTTGAGTATGTGAATGACTTGGCATCTCGCTTTTTGTCAAAGTATGAGTTGATTCGCCGCCAGTAGCCGCCAATGTTGAATAAGTTGAACCTAAACCTAGCGGAAACCTATCCTTGAGACTTGGCAGATTAAAAGTGGTTGATCCATCGCCCTCACCATAAGTTGTTCCAATGACAGAGTAAAGACTTTCATATGTTGTTCTACTAACTGCTGAACCATCACAAAGTAAATAACCATCAGGAGCAGTACTGCCTGCATATATAGAAATTGAACCTATAGGAGCAGTATTGATTTCAGATATTGCAGTATCAATGTATTCTTGGTATGTTGCTGTATAGTTATAATCAAATACAAGTTTCCAAGTAGGAGTTGTATCTACCAGTTTATATATTTGCTGCAAATCTGTTCTATCACAAAACATCCCTACTACTAGATTTTCTGTAGGGAACGCCGTACCCGAGTTATTGCTCATAGTTATACTAAAGTTATTATTTATGACCGTTCTACTTTTACATAATTCGTCGTCCTCTGCGATTGTTGTTAAAGTTTGCATTTTTCCTCCTTAATCCCAACTTATTGCTTCTACTTCAGCCACCGTAGTAGCTTCATAGACTTCTGCTTGTAATGACCAAAGTTTAGCCTTAAGTGTAGCATAGTAAGTAGCCCAATCATCACCTAAAGTAACCATTTCGGTAGACGTAAGATACTGTATGGTCTTAGTGGAATCATCAGCAATCTGTGATACCTTAGCTCTAATTGGAGCTTGACCTGCTGTAATTCCAGTCATAAATACTGTGACATCATAAGCCGTTGAATCATACTTTGCTTCAGCATATAACCTTTGGATTACTGCTTGATTCTCTGTGTCGCTATCGTACCACATAGCTGTACCTGAAGCTGAACTTGAGAACCCTGCGGTGTAAGCTGAAGCTGCTGCATTAGACAACTCGCTTAGTTTTGCTGTTTGTGCTTCGGATACCGTAGAGTAAGCCACAGGTTCACTAAAGGTAGCCGTAGTAGAATCGTATGTCCAACCCACCTCTGGCTGAGTTGTAAGGCTTGTTATGTCCACAAAAGTAATATCATTTTGGTTATACTTTTGTTCGTATAGTTCATCTAAAGTCAGTTCATCAGTCATTATCCAATGAACTTTAGAGTCTAAAATTTGAGCATAAGTGTACATTTGTTGCCTCCTTTAGTATTCAACTAGGACGAAACCTGAAGTTCCTGCGTCACCAGCAGTAGTAGCACCAGAAGTGCCTGCCCCTCCAGAACCGCCTTTACCATAAGTTAAATAACCAACTCCATAACTAGTACCATCAGTTCCACTCCCTGTACCACCTGAACCTCCCACTGCCGAAATATATGATCCAAATGAGGATGCGCCACCAGTACCACCAGAGCCACCATAAGAGCTACTACCAACAGAACCTGCAGTACCTGCAGCACCAACAGTTACAGTTATAGTTGTTCCTGAAGTTAGTCCAGTGACAACTTGACATATTTTTGCTATAGAATCGCCACCATCACCTCCAGTGTATGATGTGGGATAGCCACTGGATGCTACAAAATAAGAACCACCACCACCACCGCCACCACCACCAACAAGTGTTATCCAAACAGAAGTAACATTGTCCGGGACAGTGAAAGTCCCCGATGCGGTGTACAATATCTTACCGTTAGAAACACTGTCTGAAGTAGTTGTAATTGAAAGATTCCCACTACCGTCAAAACTGCCGCTACCAGTTACATCACCAGTTAACTCTATGGTCCTAGCTGTAGCTAATTTAGTAGCTGTACTTGCATTACCCGTTAACGCACCCACGACACCACCAGTAGCGGTTATTGCTCCAGTTACAGCTAAGGTACTACCTAAACTTGTTACTCCAGTTACCGTAAGTGAACTTGTTAAGGTCGCTGCACCTGCACATGCTAATGCTCCAGCTAAAGTGGTCTTACCTGTGACACTAACGGTTGAAGAAAACGTAGTTGCACCGCTTATGTCACCACCAGTTTGCAACAGGTAGCCAACGATAGGTTGATAGTCAACGCATACCCAAACTCCAGAGCCTAAAGATAAGAATTCCATGACATCACCAGCAGCAACAGTAATCGAGGCCGAACCTGGAAGTAGTATTGCAGATGAACTATAGGTCACCGTAAGAGCCTCAGTAAACCGCAATATTCTACGGACACCTGCATGGATTGTATCGAAAGCTTTAATTGCAGTAGTACCTGAGATAATAATAAAAGAGCCGGTTGCGGCTCCAATGTTCATAGTAGATGCACTTGCCATACTAACTGACGAGCTATTAACGACTATCCAGGTAGGTGTAGTGTCCACCAGAACGTACATTTGGTTTAAATCCGTTCGGTAGCATAGCATCCCTACTACTAGATTTTCTGTAGGGAACGCCGTACCGCTTGAACTGGACATTGCAGTATAATCATTGTTTATCAATAAAGAACGACTTGCAGTAAGTGTAGTCGTACTTGCTATATCAGTAAAACTCTGCATAGAACCCCTCCTTAATATCCATAGGCAACCCACCCAACGCTTCCGCTAACAAGAGTACCTCCAGAGTCTACAATTTTCACTGTAAAGCCTGTTTTACTTGTAGTCATAAGCATAGGATAAGTACCAACTTCGCCACCTTTCAATGTTACAGTTACCTCTGGAATAGCGTGGAATGTCTTGCTGAAAGTAACCGTGGTAGCTTCAGCCTCTATAGTTGCTGTACCTTTATCTGTTATGTCAGGTACATCTACATTTAGTTCCCAATTGCTAACTCCAGGCTTACTTGTTGTTATGCTTGTTTCCAACAGGATTTTAAACAAGGCTTTTTCATAAGTTAAATCGCCAGCAACAAATGTATTAAATGCTTCGTATCCTGCAGGACTCGTTAAAGCTGTAAAACTATCAAATGTTAAGTCGCCACTTGATATCGCAATATCACTAAAGATCGCATTAGCATTTCTAAGCATTTCATCGATAACCACAAGGACTTCATCTACCGAAACGCCAATGTCTTTAGCTATACTGTCAGCAAAAGTTATGATTTCCTCAATAGCCTTATTAAAAGCTACAGTTCGTGCAAAAGACTCTGAAGTTGTGAGTGTTTCGCTTAGTATTTTTGCTATAGTATTTTCGATACCTTCAGTTGACTTAAGTGTTTCAGCAAGGTTTTTCTCTACAGCTACAGAACATTCAGTGCCACTATTGTAGTACCAACGTATATCATTGATATACATAGTTCCTGCTGATGTTGAATAGCCAAAACTTGGCCCATCTGCAAATATAACCTTACCCGTATACGCAGTATTAACTGTTACCGTCATAGATACAAAATGCCATTTTCCATCTGATGAAATAGTCGTTGATTTATAACTTGATAGTGCAGCACTCCAGTCACTTGTATATACATGAAAGCCAAAATAAGTAGGACTTGTAGCAGTAGTCCTATACCAAAACTGCAGAGTAAAAGTATCTCCAACACTAAGAGTAAATGAACCAATAGACTTCTCCCATCCGTTCCATTCACTAGCAGTTCCATCTTTAGTTAGCATCCAAGTCTTCGCATTAGGATTTGGCGAATCTATTATTGTAGTTGTTACATCTGTGTTTGTTGGACTTCCTCCGTTTGCTACTTTAGCAGGAGTATAATCAGCGTAATAGTTTCCATTTTCTTGCCCTAAATCCGAAATATCTAAAGTGTCATATAATGTTTTTGTTGTGTCAAACCTTAAAGCTTCACTAGTAGCAAGAGCTTCGCTTACGTTTTTACCAAAGGTCTTTTTTATAGTATCTTCGGCCTTAAGGGTTTCGTTTAGTTTTTTATCTGCTACCTTAGACGTTGTTTCTGTGAATCCTATCGTTTCAGCTAATGTTCTAACAAATGATATAACCCTTGAGAAGTCTTCAGTTAAAGCTACAGTTTCACTTACGTTCTTACCTATAGTGCTTTTCGAACCTTCTTTAATAGCCACTGTTTCAGCTAATGCTCTAATGAATGTAACAACGTTTGCAAGACTTTCAGCAAGGGCTACGGTTTCACTTATTGTTTTAACTAAGTCAAAGGTCATTTCTAAGTTTCTTGGAGTTTTACCATTGTCTACTCTCATACAAGTAAAATCAACACTCACAGACTCATTCAAAGTAATCGTGGGACACTTAAACGAATAAAATTTATGGTCAGTTCGCGTACTCCCTGCAAGTAATATATTTGTTAAATAATTCCATCCATCATCTTGCTCAATACCAACGTCACTAGCCCACCCCGATATATTAGACGCAGTTCCGATCATACTAACTGCCTTACAACCAGACACTAGCCGCCAATAAACACTTGATGAATAATAATTACCCGCAGTAAAACTAATTGCTTTACTTGTCATTATCCCATGACCCCAAGTTATGGTTGATAGATAAGTTACTCCTTCACTGGTTGTAGGAGTTATTGTACAACGATATATTGGATTTCCATTATATGTCTCATCCAAAGTAGTTATAGCAATAGTTATATAAGACGAGTAATTATTATAGGAAGTTGGAGTAGCAACAGTCACTAGGTTAGAACTATCAATAAACAAGCTTTCATTGATTGCCTTGGCCGTATTCTTTACTATACTATCGGAAATCGAAAGTGAATCTGATATTAATTTGGTCGAGCTTTTTGCAACGCTTTCAGTTAAAGCTACTGTCTCACTTAAAGACCTGATAAAAGAACAAACCCTTGCAAAACTATCACTAGTCGCAAGGGTTTCAGCTATACGTTTCGCTATTGTTTTCTTGTTGGTTTCAGCAATTGTTAAAGCTTGAGAAAATGCCTTGGTTACACCGTTGGAGCTACCTTCTGCTGTAGTCAATGTTTCTCCAATAGTTGTATCATAAGCATATTCACTCGATGTAGCCCAAGTTTTATAACCATCTATGCTACCCCAAGTATAAGTTGCAGACCATGTACAAGCACTTCCTGCCGTACTTGTCGTATTAACACTCGACATTTACACTCCTCCTTAAGAGAGGGTAAATGTAAACGTGACAGTTAGCGTATCGCTTGCACCTTTGTTAATCGTGCTGAATACCACCCGGTTAAGCATAGTGCCACTAGAAGAAGCATTAAATACTGCAGCTTCAGTGAGTGCCGCAGTTGCAGTGCCAGCAGCAAAAGTAGTTGAAAGAGTAAAGTATTGAGTGCCAGTTGTATGAGCATAAGTTGCAGCAGCTATTGCCGATTGAGTAACAAGAGCTGTCTGAGAAGTAGCTGCTGCGGTTGTACCTGTGCCTACTGCAATATAACTCATAGCTGTTCCAACTGTACCTGCCACTTGAGCGCAAATAAAGTCAAACCCACCTGCTACAATAATATTTTCCTTACGCATAACTTCCACAGAACCATCTTCATGAGTTAACGTAAAATCCCAAGTACCCTTGACCTTAAGATTCTCCCTATCCTCACTATTGTCAAATTTGTTCATAATGTAGTTTTGCAGTTTTTCCTTAAAGTTTTCCATTTACACATCATCCTTTCAAAATAAAAAAGCCTAACATTTTGTCAGGCTTTAATCTCCATATAGTCTTAAGGTTGTGAATGTACCGATAGGCTCATAGGATTCTGTTGATGATCCTGAATCATTTGCAATTATCGACATAACATATAACCTTCGCTCAGTGCTTGTCTGCACGATACCAAAGCATAAGCAATCAACCGAATCATAATCGCAAGTAACTGTATTGAGGTTCCCCGAACTGTCCTTTAAATAAAAGTAACCGTCAGCATAGCTATAGCCAACAGTTAACTTCCCTGCAGTTCCTTCAAGAGTCGCGTAGATAACACTGTAATCCATAGTTTCCGAAACCCTTACGTAAAACACAAGATTAAATGCTTCAGGAATCGATACGCTCCAAGAAACCCTTGTGCAATCACTGATATAAGCTCCGTTTCTAAATGTGCCCTCATCATAAGTAACTCCAGTGCTTTCAGTTGCATCTGTACTTGCAACATCACCAACAAGGGTATTATCCAAAGAAAAACTCTCAATAACAGTTGAGTCGTATCCTGTAAATCTAGCTATCTTATTAGCAACAGACATTGATGATGAATCACCTGTAGCCAACCATTCCACCGCCGCATCACCGCTATCCCAAGTAAACGTTGCATCTTCCCAGTCTATTTCCACATCCTCAACAGCAACGAAATCATAGTTAATCCAGTTTCTAGCAGTACAGCTTTCTCCTAAATCAACGTCTACGATATGATAGCCTTTGTATACCTCACCGGATTTTAGCCTTAAGAGTTCACTTTCAGCCACAGTATTCAGCTTTACTCCAGACCAACTATTCGTTACTTGATTAATCGTATCGATTATATTACGGTCATCTTCGAGTACTACGCTTAAATCATAGTAAACAGCATCAGCACAATAATTCCCATATTGGTCAACCGATTTTATCCAATAGATATAGGACGATGAGCCTGGAGAATGCAGTGAATAACTCGTGCTTAAGGTCAACGTCAGTTTAATACCAGAAGACCACGAAGCCCCTCTCCGAAGTTCATAACGCACATCAGTCCCACTTACCTTGTCCCAACTGAAGTTAATGTAAGAATTGCTACTAGCAGCTGCAAAGCCAGTCACAGAATCCGGCAAAGTATATGTAGCTGTAACACTAGCCGTATCGGAATAATTCCCCGAAGTATCTACCGCCTTAATGTAGAAAATATATGTCGTAGCGGTACTTATAGAAACAAAAAGACTTGTACTAGAAAGCGTATCAGCTATCAAAGTACAGGCGTCAATACCTGCATTATCAGTACCTTGCCATATAGAATAACCGGAAATATCATTTTCGTCATTTGCTGTCCAAGTTAGGTTAAATCCACCCGCAGTTTCAGTTGCAGCAAAATCGCTTACAGAATCGGGGGCAACATTTTTACCTGTGATAGTTACGGCATCTGTTATAATCCCACTTGATACCCGTTGCACTGTATTCTCAACCTTGAGTTGAACTATATAGCTATCACCAACAATTACGTTAGAAAATGTATAAGTAGCATCAGTGGTATACCCTGCGAGTGTATAGGTTGAACCACCATCTATACTATAGTAAACCTTGACTCTACTAAAGTTAGTGTATGTCGGCAATGTATAGTTAACCGTTAGGGTAGAAATTACAGTTCCATCTTTTTGTATATAGTAGTCCTGTGAAGTAGATACATCAGATACATTAGGTACTGTTTCAGTATACGGGCTAGACACTGTTGTATAATTTCCTATGCTTATCTGAGAATCCAATGTGTCATCATAGATTGAGCTATTGTACTGCTGTGCTTTAATAGTCCATAAGCCCTTGTTTTCAGATATCTCAAGTATTCTAAAAGGGGCAGCATCAAGGACACCAAAGGTTAACGTTATAATATCTCCAGGTTGCAAATGCATTGCCATCGTTGCCGTACTAAAGGTTACAACTCCAGGACATAACCTATTGATTGCCTTATAGATACGCCCAAGTCGAAGTGCTTGTCCTTGTGAAGTACAACCCAAGAGGTCAACATCTTTATTTATGATTTTACTTTTGACCTTTTGATCCCCAATGTCATTCACAAGTACCTTAATGCCAACCCAATTTTGTCCAGGGTCATAATATTTTATGGTGTACCTGTTGGGTCTATTGTCTAACTCTTCATATTCAAATTTGACACTTTTGATTTTAATGTTGGATTCATCAAAGGCATAAGAAACAGACTCAGCCTTTTCTATCCTAAGAGATACCTGATCACCGCTGAAAACTAAAAAACCGCCAAAGGCGGCAAGCATATCTTGGACATTCTCTATGTGTTTCTTTTGTTCAGCTATGACGAAATTTAGTTTGTACCTTTGTTCAGTTACTTCGATACCATAAGCATCATAGTATGATATCTGCGTTTCACAATAGTCCGCTACCTCAGAAAAACTATCGTCATCAATCATATCCTCAGTTATCCAACGTCCCATGCCATAACGTTTATTTGTAATGTAGTCACGCAAGCAAAGTGCCGGATTATCTGACCAGACAGTTGAGCCATCTCTAGGGTCATATACTTTTTTACCTTTGACTATCGCAGCTACCGTAGGGTCACTACCGGTTAAATCATCCGATATCGTAAGGCTTGCCCTAACCCATGCGCAATTTTTGTAGCCACCGACAACCTTATAGTTCGAAGGTGGGTCTTGGTCAGATGCACCATTAGAAAAAGTATACGAACAATCATCAAGTCCATCCATAGAACAACTTACAGGATTGTTGTAGCAGTTTGTAGCTGAGAATTCATAGATTTCACAAGGATCAGTGTCTACGCCAGCATTATCAGTTATCCTCCAGCCACACCCAAGTTTCTCAATATAGGATATAAGTTCCTGTGTGTAGCACTCTTGGGGATTCGTTTGGAGGTCTTCAAGATCATCAGCAGTTCTCAAATGTATAGTCGTAGTTGTACCGTTAGCATAAAGGTTTAGATAATCTCCATTTACCGCTACAGTAGCATCAGTGTAAGCTATGTTTTGGATGCTAAAGAGTACACCAGATGAAATCAAAAGACAGTTTGCAGTTACACCTGTGACACCATTAATTTCCCCTTCGCAAAAAATTAAGTCCTTAGTAAGCGACTGCAAATCTGAAGATGCTCTATGATAAGTTTGGATACCACCAAAGAGCCTCTTACCATAGATTATAGGAATCATGCTTTCAGAATCTACAGTATTCTGAACGGCATCAAAGGAGTAACTATTGTCAGTGTCTTGGTGCAATGCAGTCCAAATGGTGGAAGCCAACGATGCACCATAGAGCGCACCTTGGATTGCTGCTTGGCTACCTACAATACCAAAAGCCCCTGGATTCAACGCACCAAAGGCAACACCCGCAAGTGTCCAAAAGGTTTTACTTTTGCTTTTACCCAATAATAATCACCTCCCTGCCTTTACGTTTTAACTGAGTACTGCCAAGGTATAGCCAACATTCCATTGTAGTTCTTACGGTTCGAATGCCTATCGCAATCAGTTGTTGAACCATCGCATCCTGTTTCGCAACTATAGGAATCACCTTCAGTTGGTGTAGTGTAAAACGGATACTCAACTGTAATTGAGCCTACAGCACTACTTAAGATTCTCTTAGTCTCAAAGCCGTAAGTCACTGTACCGTTTTTCCAATAGCTTGCAGCTTGAGTTAAACTTGAGTCATATATGATGTACTGTGTACTACCGCTACCTACAGTTCCTTCTTGGGTTACTTGTTCAGCACCACACTCAACATCATCACCAAACCAAGCACCACAAGAGAGCATACAGGTTCTACCTGCGTATTGAGTGTTAGTTTTAACCTTAAGTGTCGCTGTAAAGGTACTTGTGGAATAATCCAAGACTGGAGCGTCAATATACCCGTGAAAGACATACTTATATGAGCTACTATCAGTTAAACTATCAGGATAGGCTATCTGAAATATATCAACGTCATACCCTGTGAAGTCATATGATTGTAATAGAGCTGTAGCAAAAGTTTCAGTTACATCAGATATCTTAATGTCTAAATTATCGATTTTACTTGAAGTACTCTGCTTGAAACTCCCACGTTCTATTGGTATAGCTTCATAGGTTACCGCTGTTGTTGTATCTGGAATGTACCAATTAATCTCCTTATCGCAAGCAGCATAATAGTTTGTACCTGTAGGTAACACTAGGCGATAAAGGTCTACAAAGAATACACTAGAAGAATCCTTCATATCCGAAAGTGCTGTTGGTAAGGTTATCATGAGGTATACACCTTCCGTAACTTAAGGGTTAAGCTACCATATGCTTGTATGCCGTAACCATCGTCACCAAAGCCAAACTTCTCTTCAATCTCACAAGAGTCTTCGGCAAATCTTACGGTATGAGTTTCTGCAGCTTCATCTGTCCAATAAAAAAGCACCCCTCCAGGCGCATGAGCATCAAAAAAGGACTTTATCTCAAGCATTTCTGAGTAAAGTCCCTGAAAGGTTAACTCCCATATAATCACAGGATTAACCGCAAGTTGTTGCACTTGTTCAATTCCATTAGCCATCTCAACACGATTATTGAGTGCCTTATGAGTTAGCTTGCGGTTTCCATACGGTTTAATTGAAAGCGTATCCAATGGCATTACTCCTTTCTACGTTTGAATCCAGCGATAAACCCATTGATCCACATCTGTTTATGCATGATGAAACTACGGTCAGGCATCACCATACCATTCCACTGACGACACCCAGGAGGGAACGTTGATAAAACCTTATTATAATGAAGGAAAATTGCAAAATGTGACTCTGCTTCAATCTTCATCAACACTAAGTCACCATAGGTTAACTCCCGAACGTCACGAGTTTTATCAAAGTTCTTCAACAGATATCTCTCGGCTAAAAATGGTGTCTTAAGATACCATTCGTGATCTTTGGGCTTCTCGTATGTCGGAAGGTTCCACCCATGATAATCATAAAATACTCTTACTAATCCTGCACAGTCGCAGCCATCAACTGTATCACCATTGAAAACATACGGTATCCCTATAAATTCCATTTGTCACCTCCACAGGTTGTCAAGCCTGTATTTAAGATTACAGGTTGTCAGTCCTGTATAAAATACAAAAGACCATCCAAGGGTGGTCGAATTATTGTCTATATTGTTAAATTGTGGTATTATTTAAGAAAAACTATTGGAGTTGACTTATAATGATTGGTCTTAATAACGAAGATGTAATTCAAATAATCAATGATTATCTTAGAGAAAACCAATGGGAAATTGAACAGGCTACGACTTTGGCCTTTCCTAAAAGTGATGCGGAAATATTAAATCATAAGTTCGGGACATTTATTGATAAGTTTCTACCTAAGATTATTGCCCAAGTTGTTACTGAAAATAATACCAAAATTGAACAGTATATTAATGAGAGATTTCAGAAATAGCATCAATTAGTTGTTCTTTAGTTTCTTCGCTTGGTTTCTGAAAATATTTATCTAAAGCGTCTACAAATGTTATAGCCCTTTGCTTTGCTAACTTTTTTATGTATTCTTCTTGTTCTTTCGAAAAGCCAACTAAAGTAAATTCTCCTTTGTCATTTATCATAATTATCAAATCCTTTCATTGGAGGTCTTAAGATGAAAGCTAAAGTTGTATTTCTAGTGTTATGTCTTATGTTTGTTATGGGGAACAACAGTGTTTTTGCCTGGAAAGCAACTCCCCGTAGTTATGGTGTTGTTGTAAATAACAATTTAACTGTAGTCGGCATAAACATAAACGGTCCTGCCTATCAAGCAGGTATACGTCCCGGCGACATTATAGTCAACGCAACAAAAGAACAATTATATACTACTGATGAATCTACAATAAATATTACATATAAAAGAAACGAAGATACACATAATACTATTTTAACCAGCAGAAAACTATTAGATATTGCCGAAATGACTACTTTCCTTATTCTCGATTCAGCCAAAACCAACTATGAACGACTAGTAAAAACACTAACCTTCCATCCAGTTATTTCCCCCTTATTCCCTATTCAAAGCGCAGACAGCAACCTTAAAATATTAAGCACGTTTGGGACATCCACAAGAAAGAATGTTCAAAACTTTCCCGATTACATTGTGTCAGTAGGTGGGAGCGGCTTTGGTTTTACAACGCTTAAAACTCAAGGTAACTTTGCACTAGCAGATAACGGTAATAACAGTCTCTTTAAAGTAAACTTAGGATTCCAGGCTGAATGGTCTCATTTAGGGGGACAGTCATGGGCTAATTTTCCTTCTTCTGGTATATTAGAGCGTAAGGTAGTAGAAAGTTTATATGATAATCCTTAAAGATGTAGAATAAACCACCGTGGAGGTCTTAAGATGAAAACTAAAGTTGTATTTCTAGTGTTATGTCTTATGTTTGTTATGGGTAGCTGTTGGGCTATGACCAGCACTGATATTCAAGAAGCAATCCGAATTGGATACATTGCTGCTGACGACAAAAAAGATTTTGTGTACAACCAAAAGGATTCCGACAGAATCTATGCTGGCCTGGATATGCAATATAGAGCAGATGCATTTCTAATGTTTCCACAATCAACCGTGGCTACCTACGCACTAAAAACCAAAAAGAATTATATGAAACTAGATGACACCAAAGCGGCTCAATATTCAAACCTATATACTTTAGGTGTAACTTATACAATTCAATTTAAAGACAAAATACAACAAGTAGTAAATCCAAGGGTTGTAGCCCTGCAAGATGATAAGGTTATTGAACCATGCGAACTTATCTATGGTGATGTTCAGGTTAACCATGACATGTGGGGTAAAGCACTTTACGGCTATGGCGTAACTGCCAGATTCAATGCTAATGACATAGATACAAATAAAGCACTAACTATAAAGGTTATAAGCACATCATCAAGAGAACTAACTTTTAGATATGATCTTTCTAACAGCAACAATGCCTATAAATCTACTAGAAATGATTATAAGTTTAAAGAGGGCTAATTAGCCCTCTTTTTATACGCTATAACCCAAGTTTCTCATTCGTGATATCTGTGAATATAAGTCATCATCTGACTGAGCCTGTTGCATTACTATAGGTTGAGTCGTAGTATTACCTTTACTACTTTGCTTATTGAGTATTTCAAGTATCATTTGATTTTGTGTCATAAGCAAATTATTAGTACTCTCTATCGCAGCTATATGTTCCTGAGATTGCTTAAGATTAACCGATAGTGAGTTATTATTTTTTAATGTTTCTTGTGTTTTTTCGCTCAAATAAGGGGCAACTTGAGTACCCTTGTTAAGCATTCCCAATGCTTGTGCCGATTGCATAACTAGTGACTGACCTCTAGATTGATCCGTAAGAGGGATTACAGCTTCGGCTTTGTTGCCTTCGTTAAGAGTAGCTACATGTTCTTGATTGAAGATACCACCGTCTTCATGAGCGAACAAAGGTACTGCTTTAGACAGTAAGTTCCACCAGTTAGAACTATTTGATGAACTAGTCTGCAGTTTCCTCTTTCGCTGATCTTCAGCTATCTTTTGGCTTTCGCTTAATGTGCCTGACTGAAGCCCTTCAGAAGATGTGTCAGAATTACTAAAACTAGGTACATCAATATTAGCTAAATTCAACCAAGCCGGTTTAGATTCTTCAGCCGTTGCACTATCGGCAGATATACTTGGCTTATTCAATAGAGGCTGTATATCTGCTCCTAATGCTGACACTGTATTGGTGTTCACTGATTTCCTATTGTTATCAGTAACGGCTACTGGCTGAAGTCCTTTATGTTTATTACCTGAAGCAAATCCAGTCCAGTCTTCAGTGTTGAAATCAACAGACGAGTAGTCTTGCTTAGTGCCTGACGAACCACCGAACCATTTATTCGATAGTTTAGTTAGCCAACTTACATTTGTATTTTCAACCCCCATAAGTGCTTTAAGAGCATCTTCAGCCATTTGTGACCAAAGATTTTTTAATGTATCTTTAAACTTATTGCCTTTAAGTAAAACCTTATCGGTTAAATCGTACCAGCCATCAAGTATAGCCTTATTTTTCTCCTGTTCATAGTTTTTGATTTCTTGGTCAGCCTGAAGTACAACTAACTTTTGCTTCTCCATAGCTTCTTTAGCTGCATCAATTTTCTCTTGATATTTTTTTCTTTCGTCAGATTGCTCTTTGTCTGTTTTAAGTTCTCCCTTTTCGTTATACGCGCTGATATTGTTGTAAGCTTCAAGAGTATCTTCATAATCACTAGTCTTCTTGTCAAGTAACCCTTGCTGTATCCCCCGTTGTTCCCTAGCGTACTTAAGATTACTATCGGACATCTTCATAGACTTAAATGGACTAGTGCTATCTTTATAACCCAACTTTTCCATCTCTTGTCTACGTTTGCTTGCCTCAAGTTGCCTATTGAGAACTTGTTCTGTACTGTAATAGCCAGCGGTATCCAGTTGAATCAAGGAGTTCTTCTGCTTGCTAATTTCTTTAGTTGTACTTGAAATTTGCTCTTGAATCTTAATCCACATTTGGTAAATTTGCTGTGTAACTTGGCTTTCCGAAAGTAATTCACTATGGTCTTGGTTCAGTTCCTTTTGACCCTTTTTACTAAGTTTACTGAAGTCTACATCTTTAAACTCAGGCATATTTTTCTCTAATTCCGCGAGTTGCCAACGAAGGTCATTCTCAAGTTGCGTTAAAGTACCTTTTGATGCTTCTGTTCCTAATGTTTTATCCGAGCCTACTGTTTCGCTTAGTTTTCTGATTTGCTCTTGAGTAGCCATACGTTTGTCTAGCCAAGTTTCAGCAGATTTACCTTGAAGATTTTCTTTAGTAGCTATATTATCAAGAGCTATAGCATAATCATCAGCAGTTTGCTTAAGTTTTAAGTTTATGTTTGCCTCTTGTTGCTTGAAGGCTAAAAGCTGAAGTTTCTCTTGGGTTAACTTAGTGTTGTCTATAGGATCTATTGAAGTACGTTTTTTAGGTGGAGTATCTTCAACTGTGCCAGTATCGTGAATATCGTCAATCTTAGTTCCCTCTTGTGCTTTTATACGTGCTACTTCATTTGCAGCTTTCGTTATAATCTGGTTTTGTTCTGTTTGGGCAGAAACCAGCCCGTCAGCTAAATCTTGAGCTGATTTTTTCTCTTGGTTTATAGCATTTTGTTTATTTTGGTCAGCAAACATAGTTCCAAACTGACCTCCATAACCAATCATACCTAATTTTGTCCAACCATTATCAGCCGCTACAACAGTTTGTTTGTCAGCTTCATTTTTAGCTTTTAAATCAGCTAATCGAGTTAACCCTAATTGACGATATATTTCTATTTGTTTTTCTGCTTCAGTAGCTAACCCTTGAGTTTCTTGTTGGATTGCCTTTAGTCTTTGTTTGGCTTGGTCAGCAACCTCCATAGAATGATCTACAATCGCCTTTCGTTCTTCTTGTAGTTGTTCAGTTAAAGTTTTCTTTTTATCATTCATTTTAGCTATTTCAACATCAATTTGTTGACCAACATCAGCACTATTTTTTATACGTTGTATAGCTTCTTCGCCTAGCATTGAAGTCAAAGCATGTTCTGTAGTTGCTATTTTTTCGTCGTTAGCCTTAATTTTATCCGCAACATTTAACCCTTGCGCCCTTTGTTCCTCAAGTTGTTTTTGTTGCTCAGTTAGTCTTTGGTATGCATCTTTAAGTTCATTTGCAAATTTTATCCTACTTTCGTTTAAGCCAAGTTCAGCTTCAGTAGCACTTGCTTTATCCTCAAGGCGTGCGTTTTCTTTTTCGACTGCAGATGTTAATTCTTGTGTTTGCTTTACTGCCTCTGCCGATTGAGTATTGAATAAAGCATAAGCTGTAGTTCCAGCAATTATTAACGGTATTAATAAGTTTAATCCACCAGTAGAAATTGTTCTAGCAATCGCAAGCGCACGTTCAGCCATAGTTAATTCTACAGTAGCCACAGCCTCGGCTTCTTTAGCTCCTGTGGCTACTGTAGTTGCAACATTTGCAGCTCCTTGCGCTAGTGTTCCAACGGATGTTGCAGTAGATTCTGCGGTTTTAGCTATAGTAGCATCATTTAATGCTTTATTATACAGTGTTAAAGCCATAGCCCCTAAGTTCCATACTGTAATTGCCGCTTTTACATAAATAGTGTATTCAACTATCGTACCTATATTCTGCCATACGCTTGCAGGGATTGTTGTTAACCTACCAATAAGTACATTAATATCATCTATAACGCCTTTTATAAACTTAGTTAATCCAGAGTTACCTGCACCCATTACAATTTCCTGTAATTGAGTGCCTAACCTTTGTAACTTGCGCGAAATTGTATCTACTTGCATTTCCGCTTGTTTTTCTGCTACACCTTGAGAGTTAATTGAAAGCTCTATAGTACGAATAAGTTCATTGTAATCACCAATTAGACTAGCTACTTTATTATATTGGAATTTTCCTCCCGAAATGCTCAGCATAAGTTTTTCAACATTTTTATCTGTGGCGTCAGAGGTTAACATTAGGTCGATTAATACTTTCTCTGTGTCCCTAAATGCTTTTTTACCGTTTTCACCTACTTCATACATAGAGACACCAAGTTTTTCTATTTCTTTAATTGCCTTATCGCTATGTAATGAAACAAGCATTGAACGAATGGCATTTCCTATTTCACCACCTGACCTACCAGTATTACGAGCCATTGTTGCTATCATTCCTTGAAGAAAATCGAAAGATACTCCTGCTTGCTTAGCTGCACTTGCAGACCTTTCATTTGCTGCTGCTAAGTCTTGAGCTGAAACTATCGCATTATGGGCAACATTTGTCCATGAATCAACTATCTTCATAGATAATTTTTGTGCTTCATTAGCATCTCTTGCACGCATTCCATACTGCATCATTGTGGCCTCTAATGCCTTGTTTGCTTCCGTAAGGCTAAAATTGTCCGCTACAGCTAGTAGACTTGAGGAATGCAATAAAGAATATACTTCATTAATATCTTTATATGCTCTTCCCCATAATTTCGCTGATTCAGTAATTTCACCCATACTAGCACCGTATTGTTCTGCTATATTTAAAAACTCTATTGTGCTTTTATTAAGTTGTTCTTGATTATCGTGTAACTCTGGTATTACCTGCTTCATACCAGCCATACCCTGTTCGATTTCTTTTAAGTTACTTAAGGCTTCTAAGGGTATTGCAAACAAAGAACCTAATGCTGCACCTGCGACAATCCAGTTAAAATGCGAACGGAACTTCTGCATGAAAGACCCAAGATATCCCGTTTGCTTTTCTAATGTTCCAGTTAAAGATTTACTAAAGGCATCTGATTCATCCCTTAGTTTTCTAAACGAGCTTACTTTATCATCAAACTTCAGTTTATCATTAACATCCTTAGTCTTTTGCCAAGTCTGATAAAACCCTTGTGCCTCAAGACTTAACTTTGATAACTGCTGTGAATACGTGGCTGGAACTACAGGTTTTTCAACAGTTTCTTTCTCAGGTTTTACTTCTGAATACGACTGTTTTAATGCATTAATTTGCGCCTGTGTTCTTCCAGCCATATAAGGATTGCTTTGCTCATTAAAACGTATCTTTTGATTCTCTAAGTCACGAATCATTTGTTTAGCTGTAGCTAATTCATCTAGTTCATTCTTAGTTATTAACGATACAGGTTTATCTTCCTTAGTCTTTTGCCCTGTCGTTAACGACATAAGTTTTTGTCTTTGACGTATCTCAGTTTCCAGTTGTGAGGCTAAATTTGTGTTACCACTTGCCCTAGCTTCAACCAAGGCGTTCTTTAGTGCAGAAACCTCTTTAGTAACCTTTTGTACTGCCGACATTTGTTTCTCGAACGGTTCAGCAAAACTCTTAGGATCAAGATAAGCCTTCATTTCAGCAAGTTCGACTTTAAGTTTCCTTACAGCTTCAGCTTGTTTTCGGAATGCACCATTGTTGCCATCTGAGGTGAACATTTTTTCGGCTTCTTTTTCCGCTTCTCGAATTTGCTGTGTTAACAGTTTAATTTTTTCTTCAGTTTCTTCTACTGATTTTTTTGCCTTCGTAAACCCCTTGGAAACATTGTCACCAGTTCCAGCACCAATCTCACCAAAAGCTTTCTTCACCTGTTCAACCTGCGAAATCAACTGAGATAAATTTTTTATAGCTAACTCAAACTGTATTTGGTTATTTTCATTGTCTATACTAATCACCCCTTAGATAAACGAGTGTTGTATTCTATATCAAGGGTGATACTATAGTTTACCACCCTTCTTCATTAACTCTTTAATAGCAGCACCGCCCTTGAATGTCTTGTTGCTATTGTCGATACTATTTGTTTCCTTTTGCATTTCCTCATTAAGTTTCTTAAATCCATCCATAAGTGCCTCAAGTTCAAGTAAGGTGTATCCTCCGGCTTCCCTTGGAGTTATACATGTGTTTTGTGCAAGATTAGCCATAAGTATATTCAAATCTACAGACTCAGGTTTCCCATCATCGTCATTTTGTTTTTTAACTGCGAAATTGCTAAGAATTGCTGAAGTATATCCTCAAGCAAATAAATGTCTACCCACTTACTCCAATTTTCATCTTTAGTTGCCATTAACATAACCTCATTAATGGCATTACGCTGTTTCTTACTGTATACTGGTTTGCCACTTTTGGTTGTTTTGGCTTTTCCTTCGTCATCAACTTCAGGTGATACAAAGTTTAATAGCACTAGATCAATATTGATTAAATCATAAAGTTCAATTACTCGATCTATGTCATCAACTATGCAAGGGTAAAGACGATGTTCAGTGTCATCAATGTTATCTTCAATGAAAAACTTTTTAGCCATAAGTTACCTCCCGTTAATTTAGCGTACAAAAGAAAAAGGAGGGTTTTACCCCTCCACCTTAAGCATTCTCTACGATAACTTCCAAGAATTCATTAGAATCGTCCCCAGGTTCAAGTACCTTGAACTCAAGTTTCTGAACCGAAGCCGAAGCCCGCTTAAAGTCAAGATTGAATGAACCAGCAGTCTTAACTTTCTTTGCACGAATGGAAATCTTATAGTCATTCCCGTCTTCATCCTGTGTAGTCATTTGCCACCTAAGTTCATTTACTCCAGGTACAACATTAGTCATAACTGTAGCAGACACAACAGAAGTATCAGTTACATAGTAGGAGAATACAAGAGTTGCCGTAACAGCAGCGCCAAAGGTTACTACACCAGCAGCAGTAACAGCATATTCAGTGTTCGTAGTAGGCGTATCAGTCCCCATATTAGTATATATAGCACCAGTATCACTATCGAAACACGTAGCAGTCGAATAATCGACACCTGAAGTATTACCTAATGTTGCCGTAGTAGCTCCCGATACCGTAATTTCCTCACGAACATACTTTTTAGCAGTTGCGCTATTGATGGTTGCATTCTGAGTTACCTTAAGTTGATTAAGTTTAAACGTAGCGTCATTAATAGTGATCTTGCCGCCCTTTTCTTTTGTAAACGTAAAGAATGGGAAAAGACCATCACCACCATAGACATCTTCGTCACTTGAGGTAATTTCTAGGGACATATCCTGACCACGAGTAATTTCAATAGGGTCACCGCCATCACTTGGAATAAGCACCCCTGATCCAACACCATTAACTACAAAGCCTGTATTTTTGGTAACGCTCATTTACACATCATCCTTTCAAATAAAAAATGACCATCGTTAGATGGTCACAAGTGGTTTATATCGAAACCCATAAGCAACAACTCCCGGTATACCTGAAGCTATCTGCCTTGGTGGAACGATTAGATCAAAATCACTAGATTTCATTAGTGTCATAATTCTTTTGCATATCTGTTGAGCATCATAACGAAGCCAACAATATACCTCAAACTCAAGTAGCCCCTTGGTCACTAGAAAGTTATTTGTGGAATAACCGTCTATAAATGTAAAAATCACCATCGGAATATTGTCCGTGGTGATCGTAGACATGTCTTGAAATTCTCTTTTAACCCTATTGTTTAATTCTTCTTCAGTCGATGGAGTACCTAACAATGTCAATAGTTCACTATCGGCAACTAGGATTCCATAGACTTCATCCTGTATCTCAAAGGTATTCATAAAATACCCCCTTAAATAAGCACTTTTAAGCATAAAAATAACTTAGGTAATACAAATGTATACCCAAGTAGAAAAACCACTAAAAACACCCTTTATAACTATGGTTTCTGACATTAGAATCGATTCTGTAGCTAAAGTTCAATTCTCTTAGATATAGCATTAGAAATCTCTAACATCATACTTTTGGTTATGACATTGGTTATAGCCACAGTAATCTCAGGTATAGCAGATTCTATTTCTTGAGAGATAATATGAAGAGGTAGCGAAGGCTCAAACCTTGGGGATTGGCCTTCAAGCACCTGTCCTTCTTTTCCCCCTTTAGAATTATATGGTGTACCATCAAGGTCTGTATAGGCACCTGCAGGTCTACCAGAGATCGCAAGCCCTGACCTGCTTGGATTATAGTTTGAGTTAGACTTATAGTTATCTAAGTAAGGATTATTAGCGTCCATAAGACTTCCTCTACCATACTCAGCTATCCATGCAGCCTGACCACTAAACCCAAGTTTAGCTACAATACCATCAAATGTTACACTTAAGATTGCCTCATGTGCCTCTGCATTACCTTTTATAGATGCTCCTTTAGTTGCCCATTTGTCCATCACTTGTTCACGTATACGATTACTCCACTCAAGTAATACAGCAGCCAACTGTTCATTCATCGGTTGTCACTCTTAACTTGTACCTCAAGCAACCCTTCGTAAGTCACAGCGTCAACTGCCGTAACCCAATAGTTTTCTCCGCTGCATTTAATGCGATAGCCCTCTTCTATTGTTAAATTCGGCAGAATAAACTTGCGTACAGTATCTGGTAGTAATCCACTGTCAAATACCTTCGATGTATTACTGACCACCTTTTGAACCGCAGGTTGACTTGAGTAGACTGAAGTTTCTTCTGAACCACTTTTAGCTCCATTGGTAAACTTAGGTGTTAGCTTAACGATATCAACAGTAGTATTAACTCTCTTAAGCTGACATTGGTTAGCATCGGATGAACTCTGTTTTGCAACGATAAAATACTGGACTCCTGTAGACTTATTGGTCACTAGATCACCGTTAGAATAACTAGTGTCATCCTGCATTAAAGCCATTTTGTCATTGTTCATAGCTGATGTTGAACTTGAAGTAGCCTTTCTTGTTGCAATCATAAGTTCATCGCTTTTATCATCTACAGAAAATGTCTCAGCCCGATCAAGGTATAAATTGAATACACTCATTGTAACTTCACCAAATCTATCATCTTTTTAATATCTAATGTTAATATTCTATCGTTTTGTGCAAGTGTAATTTTCATATCAAAATCATCACGACTTAGCCAATTAAAAAACCCACCGTTTTTCTTAAGATTATCTGCGATTAAACCACAAGCTCTCTTAAGTTCAGTCGGTAGTGTATCTGTCGTATAACCTGCTGTATAAGCTACTGTAATCAACTCTGGTGGAATCGTTGGGAATACACTTGTTGTAACTTGAGGATAGAATGTAAAATACTGATACTCGTCATCATCAAAAGTTAAACAAGATGTATCATAAGTTTCAGTAGTAAACCCACCAAGTGGACTAGGGACTCTTGAAGTTATGCTTGAAACTGATACCCTAGGTAGATGTTTAAGTCTACCTTTAAAGATATCCCCATACATCGAGTGTTTCTTCTTGAGTCTTGCTTGTTCAGTATAAGTTTGACTCCAGAAGGAACGCCCTTTATAACTGTCGATTACTAAAGTTGCATTTGCTATGTCAGCAGAGGTAACTCCAGGCATTGTTGTATAAGTGGTAATCTCATCATCTGTAATATAGTTATCCATTATTTTACGAACCCTGAAGCCTTAAGTTTATCTGCTGTTTCCTTACGAACTTTAGCTTTACCCTTAACAAAGTTGATAACTTTACCGCCAGTAATTATAGATGTATGTTTCTTATAAAAATCACTAAGCGTTACTTCAATAAGCTTCTCAGTTTCTTCTATCTGTTGTTCCTCAAGCACTTCAATAATCTCAGCAGGTTCTTCTACAGACTGTTCAGGTACTTCTATCTGTTGTTCCTCGAGCACCGTTTTAATTGTTTTTTTATTAGCCATTGTACCTCCAAAGGAGGGCATAAAGCCCTCGAATTACGAATTGGTTACTGAATGAGTAAGGATAAAGTGTGCGCCAGTCTGTGGCCCACGAAGGATATAGCTAGAGATATCCAGCATCATCTTGTTAGTTAGCAAACGACTGTTTCCAAGAGGCATATTAGGATTAGCCAACTCGAAGAACTGTGGTGTGCTGTTGAACCACCATACGCGATCAATCATTGAACTATTAAGTGCTACAATTTTATGCGTAGTAGTTGATGTTCCAGTTACAGGTTTTACAAACGGAGTCAACACAATAGGCATTGTCATATGGTAACAACGGATAGCTGGAACACTCCATCCAGGAAGAATTTCAGTGGTAATCTCTTGGAAATAAGTACTTCTATTGCGCTCCTGTTGTACCAATAAATCATAAGTTGCGCTATTCATTGCAAGTACATCAGGCATAGCACTGTAGTCCAAACGAGCTTGCAAACTAGCAATCTTAGTATTCAAGGCATCAACAATATAAGTACCATCGGCAATAGCTGCAGTATCTGTAATCTGACTCAGGATACCCATGTACTCATAAGTTGCAGTTGATGCCAAGTCAGTAGAAGCACCGTTCCAGAAGTGGTTATTAGTTACCTTGGTAAAATCAACGATCATATCATTGAAATCTTTGGCTGTCAGGTCTTCAAACGTACCATACCGCTGTTCAGCCTTAAGCGCAAAGTAATCATACTCAATTCTAGTGGCATACATACGAGGAACACAGTTTAACCAGTTGTCACGCTTGTAGTCTGTATCAAGATCAGCAGAAGGTTTTGCATAATCAGGTGTACTCGAACCAAAGCCCAACTTAGGATTAACCGCAGTTGTGTTCGAAGGAATAGTCTTCTGTTCATTCCAGATATGCACCGGGCCAGATGCTTCAATAGAGTTTACCTTGATCCCCAATGGGAAATTTCTCATTAGATAGTCATATAGAATCTGTTCATAACCATCAACAATCAAGCTATGACCTTCATTGATGTTAACTCCAGGGGCAGAAGCAAAAATACCATTATCCTTTACTGCACCAGCAGCCAAAATACGATTAAGTTTCATTTATACATCATCCTTTCAATTTTGGACATAAAAAAAAGACCGCCGTAGCGGTCTTGGGTAAAATTATGGTTATTCAGCTTTTTGAAGGTTCAATCTTGAGACAGCCTTACATTTTTCAAGCGTACTCATGTTACTTGCATAGATTTCATCAAGTTTCTTCTGTCGATCAGCATCGGTTGGCTTAAGGTCACTGTTGCCCATCATAAACTGACCAACTCCAGGCACAGGAGGTTTAGCAGCTTCAAATTTTGCTTTTTCTTCAGCTTCCTTCTGAGCAGCTTTGATTTTCTCTTGTTCAGCCTTTAGTTTAGCTTCTTCCTCTACCTTGGCTTTATCTTCTGCAGCCTTAAGTTTAGCCGCTTTCTTTTCTTCGGCTTGAGCCTTAAGGCTTTCTTGAGTTTCAGCTAAACCAAGAGCTAGTTTTCCCATTTCTTCATTAACTTTAGAGATTGACTCGCCAACTTCTGCTTTAATGTTAGCCACAAAGCCATCCAATAGGACCTTCATCTGTTCTTCATTCATATTCACATCATCCTTTGCTTTCTTATTTTGCAGACTTGCTACTAGTTCTCGAATATATGTACCTGAGAAAGCAGCAGTATTCTTCCAGAGCATCGCACACCCCGTCCCAGTAAACTCATCAATATACAAAAATCCATTGTCATTGTCATCATGAGTTTGATCAGCAAGAACTTCTATGCTAAAGCCCAAACTATCCTTACCATTAACAGCCATAAAGCTAATATCAGGAAACAGCATCTTCCATACGATAATTTGTGCCATTAGGTCTTCACCTTCTGGCCAAACCTTTTGAATTACTCCTATGTTAGTACTTCCGTGACCAGTAAACACTTCAGTACCATCACCAAACCATCCATCAGGAAAAGTACAATTTACAGGCATAAGTTCAAAGCTTTGATAGTTCTTATTGATGGAATCCTGAGTAAACACTATTCGTTTCCCATCCGAACCACAAGGCGCACCATCACTAGCACTATTGATCTTAGTGATACACCCTTCGATAACCATCTTGTTTGGATGAGATTCACTAAGGGAGAACTTCAAGTTTGACATTCCAAGTGTTAACTTCAATATATCACCTCCTTTGGTGGATTAAAGGTTACCTCAAACCAAAACCAATACCACCCGATAAAGTAGCATCACCAGTAATAACTATCTTGAATACAAAAGAAGTACCAGTAGGTTCACCTACGAGTATTCTGCCTTTACTTGGGTATATCTGTCGGTAGGTAGTTCCTGCATCACGCGAAACATAATAGGATATACTTCCTGTACCTAAAGTTTCTGTGCCTACTTTCATTACCACATAGTTATCTGTAGTAACCGTAAAAGCATTACTTATGATAGTACAAGTAGCTGTTGTATCAGTTGCACCCAAGGTTGGATTACCTAACGTATAACTATAGTCCATAGTAATGACATCACTAGACGTTAGGGCAGTTGTAAATACAACGCTTGTTCCACTTACGGTAAACCCACTAGTAATCGCGGTTCCATTTTGATATACCGTATATCCAGACAGCGGCGTGTTAGCTACTGTGTACGTTAGGTAATCGCTAGATGCTGTCAAGGTTTCACCTGTAACAGTCGCAGTTGACGCATAAGTGTAATTGCTTGAGTTTGTAGTATCAATAAAGCTACTAGAATCAAACGCTTCAACTATCTCTGTATCACCAGTTGCAGTAGTACCTAAAGATATTGCTGCAAGTGCTGTAGTATCTAGTGAATCCATATACGTTCCATCAAGATACACATACTTACCTTGAACCTTAGAATTTAACCTCAGTTCTCTTGTTGCCTTCGACAATGCTATTTGTTCTGCTGTAGAACCAAAGTTTGCATAACCAAGTGTCAGTAAGTTTTGCATATTGGTTTCATATGCCAATTAAACCACTCCTAATTAGTTTTATTTTCTGTAGTTTTGTCACCATAGTTGTCCTTGATATCTCCTTGACCATTGAAGCCCCCACTTTGAACATAGTAATCCTTATTGATTGCGGCCTTTTCCTCAAAGCTATCCATATCAGCATACTCACTGTCGCTCTTGGGATATCCTAGTTCAACCAATGCTTGATTCTTAGTCAAAATTCCATTGATGTAATTGTTGTTAACCCTATCTGACTTCAGCTTCTTTTGTGCTTCAGTTTCAGTGTATATAAGCTTATACTTAAAGAATCTATCGTAGCCCAATACCTTTAACACATGTTCATTTACTGCGTCTTCCCATATATCAGCATAAGGTTTTATAAGTTCCTTCAAGACTAACTCATCAAGTTCTTCTACTGTGCTTCTGTCGTTAGACAAAATCAAACCCATTTTTTCCCTTGGGATGCCAAAGGCTAATGCTATGATACCAATAAGAAACTGTTGCCACTCAAGATAAAGGCCATCTTTATTTATTGCTCTAATCTGTTTTGTCTCAATGCCATTACTACCAGCAGCCACAGGAATTTTACCAGTACCCTCAATGTCTTCCTCCATATATTTAATGAAGGCTTCGCGCTCTACATCTGTTATGTTTTCGCCTAGATTAACCAAGAAGTCAGCAGTAGCATTATTGGCTACACCATCTGCTCTTTCATTAGCATTCAACAAATAAACGATGTAGTTATACGCCGATAAAACTGGTGATAATCCTTGTGGCCTATCCGTAAAGTAATTCCTTTGTAAATACGCTAGTTGTTGTGCAGTAAAATACTTTACTCCATCCTTGTATTGCAACTGTGCATACCTAGCAGCGTTAGCATCAGTGTAATCATAAGGCACTACATACTGAATTGTGCTACCATCAGTTGGATATAAAAAAAGAGGCTTATTAGGGTCACCCCCAATAGCCTTCTCGAAAACTCCAGCATCAATTGTCACAAGATCATCAATAATTAACTTAAGGAATGCCCTTCTGTTATGAATTACATTTGGATTATCCAAGATGTTCTGAGCAATAGTTTTTTGTACCTTATAGTCATTAGCATCAGTTGGATCAACATTGACAAACTCACCAGATAGCCTTACTATTTCATCCTCAATTAGATTTATAGGCCTTCGGACAATAGGATTCTTTGCGAAGTTTCTAAGTTGGGACACAGTAGGGTTCTTAGGTAATGTCTGCTTATATCCTTTGGTTAAGATGCCCCAAGAAAAATTCTGATTAGGAATCGTTTGTGGCTGTGGGTTATTCTTAGGCCTAGCTCCGAGTATTGACTTAAATTTACTCCATAGTTCCAATATTTCACCTCCTTAGATGACCACGTTACCAGGAAGATATTTGGTTATATCAAAGTTCTTTTTATAGCTATTGCCATTAGAAATTGAACCAAAGGAAAAACTGCTTGCCCCTCCACCGCCCAATGTTCCGTATAAAGCCAACCATAGAGCATCAAGTAGGTTATCACTAGCCCCCTTGGGAAACCTACGCATTTCCTCAAGTAACTTACGATGATCTTTACTAAACTTAATGTAATTATTACGAATAGGCATAATTAAAGACCTCAGTTTAAACTCCTTATCCCTATACTGCGGAGGTTTAACAGGGTCAAAAGGTAAGTACAAATTCTGTTCTCTTGCTTTCTTCTCCATAAGGTCTTTCAACAGTATCTGAAAGACTACATCTTCTGTTCTAACCGCACGTAGTACATCAAAGTATTGAATAGAGTAAAGTATCATTTGGTCAATAAGAATATCAGTGGGGACTTTTCTTGAGAATGCCTCAAGTATATAAAAGTAATTATCTTCACCCTTACCAAGTGCTACTATAGCTGAATCGTCAGACTTTCTTTTAGCTGTAGCTGCTGCATCTATTCCAAGCCAAACATCAGTTATCTTAGGTAATTCTTCAGGCACATAGAAGTTTCTAGTAATCCAATCCTCTTTAATCTCACGCGATTCCTCAAGAAGTCCATCGTTCATCATTTCAGTTGCCCAAGCTTCATCACCCAAGCGTTGCTTTTCTTTCATGAGTGCTAAATAAGTATCTTCATACCTATCCCACAAAACTTTTGTGCCAGCAATCATTTCTTCCTTATGTTCAGCATAGAAATTGTCAGCATCCATACCACGATGAGGATTACTCAAGTCATTCCTTATGTTTAGCCATTCGTCCCATAGTGGTGAATCAGACGACTCAATAACAGCCTGATATTTCTTGGTGTAGTAATCGCTGAATTGCGGGTCAGTCAGCATCTTATAGAGTAAACATGCGTCATTCAAAATTGTACCAATGACAAACACAGAAACATACTTCTCGCCACATGGGATTAAAACTTTGTTGTACCAGTCGTATAACTTTTGTCTCTGATCTGAATTACTTGAATTTTTCTCACTTAATATATCATCACAAATAATTACAGTTGGTCTAACGCCAAAAATCTTAGTACCACGAGTAGCCATTTCTGAACCCTTAGTGCTTATACATACGCCATTCTTACATGCTATCTTATCAGTAGTCCATATTACATTACCAACTAGATTACCAAAGTCTTCATTGAACTTTTCGTTGTCCTCTATGAATTGCCTAATATCAATTATAAACTGTCTACCTAGTGAGCCTTCAGAAGTTACTATAAGAATGTTCTTAGTGTGACCATAAGCGATACACCATAAGGGGAAAGCATAGGATGTCCAGAAAGATTTCATATGACCACGAGGGCTAACATAGCAACTCTGTGTCTTATTCTTTTTGTTGTTAAGTACAACATCTTCAAGTCTTTTACATATGTCATAATGAAACTCACATAGGCTATCCCAAGGCTCCCGCTCTTCATCCCACAGGTAAACCCTAGTAAACTCTAACAAAGAGTATCTACATCTATCCTTATCAGAAGACTTATCGGTAATTATAAGTCGTTCTTCAATAACCTCTTGATTACCTAAGATTTCACCTAAAATATCCATTAACCATCATCATCTTCGTATATGTCTTCCTCTGATATCTGTTGAAACCCTACAGCATTAGTGCCACCACAAGACTCCTTAATTTCCTCTTGTGTCAATTTACTCAAGGACAAAGTAAGATTAATATCTAAATCATGCTCCTTAGAACCAACAATGTTTATAGCTTCAGCATAAATCTCATGACCATCTACAGTTACCTTTGTTCCACGCCATTTACCGTTGGTTTCTATGATAATCTTCTGTTTCTTCTTCATATTCTTCTAAAAGCTCCTTTTCATCAAGGATTTCCTTAAGTTTTCGCTTGTTGTTAATGGTTTTCTGTACGTTTTTCACGTGTTTATCTGCTAGTGCCATTAGTTACTCCCTTACGCTAGTTTTGTGATAACACTCTTAGCTGCTAGTTTTTCTTCATCAGATAGATTCGTAGCGTCTTTATACTGTGTCGCAAGTTTCTTAAATAACGCTAGTTCAGTTGTGGTTAAAGCCGTGGTAAACAATGTAGTATCCAAGGTTAAATCATAAGTTGTCGTATATGCGTACAGTTCGCTGCCTATTAGTATTTCATAAGCCCCTACTGTGATTGAACTATCGCTTGATGCTGTAATTGTTCCGTTTAGTGATACCTCTGCTCCTACTGCATATGCCATTTATACATTCCTCCAGTTTCAGTTCCATTTTTCTAACGCTTCAGTCATACAAATGATTACCTGTTTCATATAATCTTGGCGCACGATATCTTCTTCTTTGTCCATATTAGCTACTCCAACAATAGGCAAGTGTCCCATAGTTTGCATTAAAAAAGACAGGCCATCTTTGCCTGTCTTAATCTTTTTATTTACGCATTGCGCTGGACTAACATCGCCAGTTAGAACTATTTTCTCAGCACCGCGAGTACAAATGCAGTACATTGACTGTGCATCGATCAACTGAGATTCATCAACGATAAGCCAATAGCCAGTTAAGTCCATCCCCTGAAGATTGTACAAAGATTGAACCACGACCGTCTTAGAGTCGATCAAGAATTTACTATCGGTATTCAAAAAGGATTCCATATAGGTTAACAATTGTTTCAACTTAGGAAATAACTTCTCTTGTTCACTTCCAGGTAAAAAACCTATGTCCTTACCTACACCTTCGTTTGGTCTAATCAAACATACACCTTTAGATTCACCATTAAGTATCGCTTGGCAAGCATAATAGATAGCACTAATAGACTTAGATGTTCCAGCGTATCCAGAGCAGCACACAATTCTTTTAGATTTATCCTTGAGTAAGTTGTGATATCTCTTATGGTTCTCTGTAAGCGGCTTTGGTTTATCATAGCGTACATAATCAGGTTTCTCTTCTTTAAAGACTCGTTTGTTAGCCATAAGTTTGCTCCTTTTCAACTTCAGTCTTAATCTGCTGTAATTCATCATTAGCTTCCTTATAGTTTGTTGCCGGGGCAAAGATAACCCTTTTGACTTTACTATCGAATAGCCAATCAGATAACCACTGTATAGCTACAGTAAACTTAAAGTCTCTCATGCTTTTCCAGGCTTAATCTTTCGATATAACTCAGCTAACACTGGGTTACTTTGGATTCTCTCGACTATGTTAGCGTATAACACAAGGTCTTGCTCTTTGACCATACCTAAGATAATATCGTTGATCTCAGTCATGTTCATATAGTTGTAGACTTTCTCTTGCATATTTCCTATGTTAGCTAAGATAGCACTTTTGCGAGCCATGAGTTTATCCAATAAAAACAACATATCTTTAACCTTTGGTGCAATCGATGTTACATCAGTTCCCTTCTTGATTTCAGTATTGAATTGGTCAATGTATATCTTAATGTTCTCTATCTGTTCACTTATGGTTTCTAACATTTCACACTCTTGACGATAGACATTTACAGCATGATCTTCAGATTGCCTTAAGTCACAGTTGTCGTCCTCTTGTATGTACTTGCGACACCAACGGTTGACACTCATAGTGCTAATGTAGGTATCACCAGAGTATTTCTCGTTTAACTCTGCTGCTATGTCAATGTATGAGACTTTAGCTTTCCTGAGTTTTCTTACGATGTGACCTAAGTCCAGCAGGTCTATCTTGGATATTGGAATACCCTGAAGTTTATTACTACCGTCTGGTACAGGTGGTTTACCATTAGGATTAGGCATAGGTTCCTCCTTTCGATATTTAACACATAACAAAAAACACCCATAGTTCAATAATTACAGGTGCTCAAGTGATTTATCTTATGAAATTGTCATTTAACATACTAAAGGTTATTCTTAAGGTACTTTAGGTACGCATATTGCGCCAATGTAATACCGCCCCCAAATGCCATATTAAAAGGGCAAAAAGGCACAAAAAAGACACCCCTAGAGGTGTCAACGTCCGATAATAACCCATTATGTAAATATGTAAACCTAGTATTTACAAGGCTTCACAGGTTCTGCCTTTTAAATTCCGTTAACTGTCCACCGCTCACACTACAAGTCAAACACGTGTTTTATATATAGTATCAATTGTATATCTAAAGTTAGCTATTGTAAATGCTTACAGTGTCCACAATTACCCTTTAATATATCCTTTAACTAACTAAAGGATGTCTGATGGTATTATAGGCCAAATGTCGTATTATCTATTTTTGATATTATCACTTTGAACATAAGTCTATCATATGTCTGCCTTAAGTTTAATCTATAGCCAATCATATGTCTGCCTTAAGTTTAATCTATAGTTTAGCATATACTATCTTACAGCCTATTAACCTATAACCTAACATAATAAACCTCATATGCTCAATTATACGGTCTTATATATCAATAGTGCCTAATACAGCATATGTTTACCTTATGTTATACAGTAGATCATTCCTTATGCCTAACATATGTATACTTTAGATTATACAATAGACTACTACAAGAGTATTATTACTAGTATTGTCTATAGTGTATTAGTGTATATATACATAAGTAAGGTACGGAATAAAAACGTTTTTCTTTCCCCCGGCGCACGTTTTAAATTTTATCAATAAATAACAAAGATGTTTACCAAAACAGTTGACTTTTTCTGTATATTTGATATAATGTATATAGAAGGTAAGTTAAGCCTTCGAGTACATAAAGAGAGGAGTTAACCATGTGATACCGCCCGAATTGCGGGATTTTGTAACCTTCCTGTTATTGCTAATTAATCTTTACAAAGAGATTCGAGCAATTTGCAAAGATAGCAATAAAGGGAAAACGCTCCCCCCCAAGTCATCCAGGCCAAAGGGAAAGCGTTAGTCATCCAGGGGGAGAAATCCCCCACCCCGCTTCTATAATATCACATGGTGCAAATATTATGCAAAAAGATTTTAATTGGCTGCTGATATTGGTTGTTTTTATGGTAGTTTCGAACTATAATTTTTATAGCTTATCTATACTACAAACTGCTACATTGTTGTTTTTTGGACTTTGGCTGATCCTGCATATTAAAAATGTGTTTTTCTCTAATAGGTAATTACGGAGGTATGAGCGAATGACAAATGAAGAATTTCAAATTGCTGTTCTGGAGAAACTTAGTACTCTAGAGAATGAAATGGCTACTAAGGAAGACTTGAACAAACTAGAATCTAGAATTGAATCTAAGATTAGCCAGTTGCCTACACGTGAAGAACTTTACGCCATAGTCACGGAACAACAAAAGGATGTTATCGGCATACTAAAAACAATCCAAAGCGATACTAAAAAAATCAACGCGAAAATTGATATTTTAAATGATAGAACTTTTGAGAATGAGGCAGATATTAGATTGCTAAAAGCTCAATAACTAAAGCGGTCTTTGTACCGCTTGGAAGCCATTAGATAACCTCTAGTAGCTTGCAAGGAGTACAAAAGTTAATCCGCTATAGACATACCGCCAAACTGCTTGCAGGTATAACCGTATGATTCTATAGTTGACTTGATGAAATTAAAAAAAACTCTTCTCTTTCCCGGCAACGGTTTATTTTTCTATGCCCAAAATACTCAAAGGATAACAAAGGAGTGTATCAAAATGACCTTTAAAATGCATCATGAGTTATCTATGACAGGTATATCAAGAATGGCCTTCAATATTTACGAAGATATTTACTTTTGCATAAGCGGTCAAAGTACCATTAGAACAACAGGAAGTTACTGGAGGAATTAAAATGACAAATAGAATGTTAATCGCTGATAAACTTGAAGACCTTACAGGTTATATTGGAAGATGTAATGAAATTCGCGGGAATCGTAAAGCTAAACAGAATGCCCTATCTGCTGTAAATGATTGGTTTGATTCTAAAGTTTATCCAAAGTGTAACAATGATGGACGAATGGAAGAAGCTAAAGACAAACACAATGAGTTACTACAGCTAATCAATAGATACATACCAGAACAAACCAAACAGCAATTCCAAATATACAACCTCTGGTTACCTCTTATGAATCATTTGTATTTCTTATTCTCTGGCTGCGAACCTGACCAATTTACAAGAAACCCTAGTCAATACAACGGAGATAGGCAGCAGAATTATATCGACGCTAAACAAAGGCTTATTAACCTTGTAGGCAATACTGAAGAGCTACAAATGTTATTCAATGAGTTAGAAACTACAGGAAAACTATATCTTGAGAAATTTGGTCAAATGAATACTTTAGAAGACAAGCGCGACAATAGGAAACAATGGGAGACTTTATATAGCAAACAAAAGGAACTTACGCCAGCATATAAACAAGCGGAAAACAACTTAACTAATTATCTTATGGAGGTATCGAACTAATGAAAACATTATATTTTGAGGGTGCTGGCTGGCCTGATGCTGATTCATCAAAAGCCACAGACGTAGGGAACTGTCGTATTCGTACAGCTTTTACAAATGACAAGGGGCAAAAGATATACTTAGAAATAAGCCAGGCTCCTGCATTTAATAACAAAGGTAAACGCATTGATGGAGAATATCGGATGTACATAAGCCATATCTTTTATATTACTGGCGACAGAGACGACGAAAACAAAAACCGTATACCTAGAGACTGGGACGAAATCAGAACACACGACTATACAAAAGAAAACATTGTAGCATGGGTAAACAAAAACTTAAACTGTAGTTTTTATACTATGGAAGTCCTTGACTGGATGGAAGGCTATAATGTTCACGCAGATAACAGAGGTTATAACCTTATGGACAATCACATAGTTAACCGCGAGAGAACTAAAGCAAGAAATGAAGCGTATAACATGATTGATCAAGAGTATCGGGAGCATTGTAATGAAAAATACTCTGTTATTACTCTAAAAGCTATGGATAATAACACAATTACTGTCTATTGTCATAGCCGTGAATATAATAGATATCTCCAGCGTAATGCACTAAAAGATAATAAACCTAGAACAGCAATAGTTAACATATGGACTAAGGAAGTGACTTATAAATGATTAAGATAACAAAAGCAGCCTTTGACAAGCTTTCATCTGACTACAAAGGCGAATGGTCACAAGGGCTTTACGAATGGAGAAATGGAGACTTTCCAAAGGAATGGATCGGCAGAAAAACTATGCTCTCTTATGATAAAACTTATGGAACTACATTATTGACTGAAGGCATAGACTTTGAAATTGTGGAGGGCTGCACTAATGAACTATAACGAAATTACTTCAGCTATTCATCGAATGGCATACAAGCGATACCTTCGAGGACAAGCACAAGAACAGGTAATAAACCATTTAAAACAGCTTTATAGCACTACATGGAAAAACAATAGCGACATTCGAGAATTTATATTAAATGTAATTCTTGAGTTTGAAAACTTGATTATCATTCGTCCATTCGGCATATGTAATTACCTTGTTATTGGTAACGGATTTACAAAAGAAATAACCGTAATTAACGAAAGAGAAATAATTATAAGATAATTAAGGAGGTAACAACATGTTAACCATAGGAACTAAATTTTATATGAGTTCAAAGACTTCGCCTATTCCTAGACTATTTCAGTATATCGGACAAGATTTTGAATGGTTTGATCTATGGTGTAATCATATAGTGGTTGAAGTATCCACAGGAGAAATTAGCCATATTGAGCCTGAATGGTTTAATCAAAGAAAAATTACCTTGCTTTAGTTCTCTCCTTCCCCATTAACTACTACTAACGAAAGGCAGATGTATATCTAATGTCAAAGCGCGAACGTTTAACACTACTGTTATGTCTATATTTATCAAAAGTTAACAAAGATGTAATAAAATGATAACCTTGGGAGGTAGTTTCAATTGTATCAATACAAGCTGATTAACACTAGTAACAATGGAATATGTGATGTATGCAAAAGGTATTGCACTAATGTGTATACCCAAGTCGAACAAAAGTATCATAACTATAACAGTAAGGATATATATGAAGGCTGGAGTCAATACGGCTGTGTTAACTATAGTGGTCACGAAAAATGCTTAAAGAGTGTCAGAAGATAAAACTTTCTTTCCCCTCCAACGAAACTATAGGAGGTGCTTAGAATGACAAGTGAAGACCATATATTACAATTGGTAACCCAACGAGTAAACAAATACAGGGAAATCTTAGCAGCTACAACAGACCAGCGTATGAAGGAAATAACTCAGGCTTATCTATTAGAAGCTGAAGCAATACAACGGATTATCAAAAAGCATATCAATGGAGGTATGACAAATGAAAGACACATTGACCGAACTTGAAACTAAAGTAATGCAAAGTATTCCTGAAGATTATTTTTACGAAGATGGCTTTAGTTCTACCTTATGGCTTGATGCCTTTATTGATACTGTCACTAGACATACAAAAATTCAACCTAATCAAACCAGGGCGTTATTAGTAACTTTACAAACTAAAGAATACATTGGTATGCTCGGCGGTAAAGATGGTTACCTCTGGCTATCTGATAAGGGTAAAACCTGGTTGCTTGAAAATGGCCTAGTGAATCAAGATGGTAAGCCCTTAGACTAAAGCGGACTTTGTACCGCTTGAAGAATACTAGAGGTAATACTTTAGTACTTTTCAAGGAGTACAAATATTACCGGAGGTGTAACCAATGTATTATGATGAAGCACAGGAATTCATAAGAAAATGCACTTTGCAACAACAAAAGGAAGTTGATAAAAAAATATCCAAGTGGATTGACGGAATATCCTCTGACCTAAAATTAAATCAGGCTCAATCTAGAAGATTAAAAATTCATATAAAAGATATGATTAGCTACTCACGGAGGTGTAACTCATGCTTAAATTTTGTTACTCAGGGAAAGCCAAAGATATTCATTCGAACGCTTTTAGGCTACTAATGACCATCTATTGGAACAAATACCCTATTTAGCTATGCCCATAATAACCAGTAAATAACAAAGGAAGTGCTTAGAATGACAGTCCTATACTTTAACGACAGTTGACCCTCTTCCCTTCCTTCTGGTGAAAGGCAGGTGAAACTATTGTCAATCATTATGGCACTCATAATATGGGCATTGTTAGCCCCTACGAAATGACGAAAGGCTGATACCTATGTATGACACAAGTTGACCAAAAGGAAAAGAGGCCTTAAGCCTCTTTAAGTATCCTATGTATGAAATTGATTCCTTTGGGCGTAACTAGAGTATAAACATATGCTACACATGAGCAATTGCCTTTAGTAACCACCTTTTCTTTTAGCTTAAAGTATCCAGCATTGACATACTTTTGATATGGCCCATAGCCACCGTACCAATCACGATAGATAACATCAAGATCACGCAACAACTCAAACAAGCGATTCCTTCCAGTGCCTAAAACTTTAGCAACTTGAGATATTGTTTGAAGCCCTTCAGATTCCATAAAGGTATCATATGCTTGAGCTTTAGGTAATAATCTGGAGTTTTCTTCTAATAAATCTGCTGCCAGCCGTAGAGCTTCAGGTGTTGTTTGTGGTATACTTGTATTTGACTGCTGGGCTAAGTATGCGCCATTTTTGCGGATGGACGGTAATACTTCATCGAATATCCAACATTCGAATCGTTCAGCAGTCTTTAAATTACTTCTAATGATTAATCGATAGATATCACCTTCAGGAATAACTTTTAACTCTTGTTCGCCGCCATTTGTAAGGACTAGGTGTTTCACCGACCCCTTTGTATGTCTCTTGATTGCGTCATATGGATCTACATATCCTAATACTTTAGCTATGTCAGATGCAACTGCGTATGTCTTCCCTTCGATTTCTAAAAACCTTACTTGACCAAACTCTTCATTATTGAATACTTGTAAGTTATTCATGATTACATCTCCTCCAAGGCTATAACCACAGAATCACTGTAAATGCCATTAGAGGATAACTCTAGACCACTATCGGAATATCTGTAGATTTTTCCGTCAATAAATACATTATCGACCTGCTTAAGTAATCGAATTACCTCTGCTGCTTTTCCGTGTGTCATTCTTTTTGAATACCCTTCACCAATAGATAGTTTAACCATAAATAAACCCTCCCATAAATTTTAGTAAGTATTACTTACACATTTATATTATAGTAAGTATCGCTTACAGTCAAGGAGTATTTTTTATGTATAACCAAAATACTATAGCTGAAAAAATTTCCCTATTAATGAAGGAAAACAATATAACTCATCAGTTATTAGCAGATGCTATTGGTGTTAGTCGTCCATCAGTAACACAGTTTACCACTGGAGCAAATCTACCTTCAATTAAAACACTTGTTATTATTGCGGACTACTTCGAAGTATCCTTAGACTACCTTTGTGGCCGCACAGATAACCCAAAGGTAAATACCTAGATGGTAGACCACCTTAGAAAACTGGGGAGTTCCTAAAGTGAGATGGCAGGAACTAAAAATATCTCTGGAGACTTCCTTGGTATACAAAAATACCAGAAGGCGGTCTCTTTTTGATTTTCTTAGAGGTGGTCAGTAAAAAGGTAAATGTTTGTATTTTGTCGAAATATGTAAAACAGTTAAGCTTTAGGGGAAGTGACTATGGTATAAATTCAAAAATATCTAGTTATCACTACTATGGTTCTCGCCAACAAAAGAAGTAAGTTAAAGGACTGATACTATATGAGAAAAATAATTATTCTTGCACTAATTTTTGTTATCAGTTATTCATCTATAAGTGAAGCCTTTGAGTCTGACTGGTTGTATTTGGGCAATCTTATGCTAAATAGCGATGACTATATAGATAAGAACTCCATAAAAGTCACTGGAGCGACAATTAAATATTGGGAGAGGAACTATGATCATTCTAAAAGCCATTATTTGGGTAATGAGGAAGGTTTTAAAAAAGCTATTGAAAGAGATGAGTTATTAAAACTTGACTATCTTTCTGAAAATGAATTTAATTATATTGATTTACAACATAGGACTTTAACACGAATTCATAATTATGATGAAGGTAAGGTTGTTAATGTTTTTTCATCCCCTGATGAAAAATTTCAAGACATTAATTTAGCGACTGAACGTGAAGCAGCTACCGCATTAGCAGCATATCTGGGTACTCAAGTATTATCATGGGAAAAAATTAAAGAGACTGAAGATAAAGAAGTTTATCTTTCTGATCTAATTGATAAACAGAGAAAATTACTTTGGGGATGTATAAAAAGGAAAGCTTCCCCCGATAAACCTACGTTCAGCCTCTTGCAGTATCAAGATGATAAACTAACAGTTATTTATGACTTAATTTACCTAGAGTCTCACTTTAAGTTTCAATCTGAGAATAAAGTATCTTGTTATTATTATATTACCAAGCACGCTAGTCTAAAATAGGCGTGGTCTCTTTTTGATTTTCAAGAGTGGTCGCAGGTAATAATTTGGGTAATTTTACATGAATTTCAAAGGAATATTTTTCCTCTTGTCGAATTTTAGGATTATACTAAAGTTTACAGGAGGTTTTTTAATTTTTATGGATAATGCACCAAAAGCTTCATCAGGTTCTTCCGGTTGGCTATTATTATTTATATTAATATTCTTTTTATTAATAGCCTCATGCTCAAGTTCTAATTCAACAACAACAAATACCAGCCAAGACGAAGCTAGTTATAATACTGGATTAACTTACTTAAGAAATCATGAATATGGTAAAGTAGGCCCACCTCTTGTTGCTCTAAAGCTTAAAAATTATAGAGACTCAAAAGTCCTTTATAATTACGCAAACGCTCAGCTAAATAAAGATAGTGACCCCAGTATGGCAGAATTTTACCTTAAGGATATTCCAGATACATACAAAGGTGAATTTGCTAATGAAATAAATGCTTTACGTGAAAAAGTTAAAGAACCAGCGGAAAAACAACGCAAATCAGAAGCTGAAACGAAAAAGGAAGCTGCCAAGGAATATGCAAGTAAAATCCATATTGGCGATAGCAAAGAAAAAGTTTTAAATTTATGGGGATCACCAGAACATAGAAATAGAACAGTTATCGGAAATCGTGTTCATGAACAATGGGTATATGGAGATACTTATATTTATATTGATGATGGAATTGTAACAGCATTTCAAGACTGATATCTTTACAATTTGTAGGAGGATTTTATGTTAATGGAACCATTTATTGTCTTTGCTATACTTATAGGCTTGATACCCGCAATTATAGCAAGTTGCAAAGGAAGAAACTTCTTTTTGTGGTGGTTATATGGTGCAGCTCTATTTTTAATAGCTCTAATACATTCGTTATTCTTAAGTCCAAACGATAATGCAAAGTTAGCAAATGGAATGAAAAAGTGTCCATTCTGTGCTGAAGTTATAAAGCCAGATGCTAAAGTCTGTAGATATTGTGGTAGAGATTTACCAAAGCCTGAATTAAAAATAGAATGTCCTAATTGTAAAGCTATGGTAAGCATAAAATACTCATATTGCAAAAACTGCGGTAATGCAATGCCTAACACTTAGATTGTACAAAATGAGAAATAGCCTTTCGTGGTAGACCACTAGACAAAACTGGTGGTCTTTTCTTTATGTCCCTTCTATAGTAATACATATGGATATCTTTGGTTATCTTATGGTATCTATGGCGGCGAAGCCGTATAGGTTATCATAAGTCAATCAAAGTACAGTATATGTCAGACTATAGGTCAATCTAAACAATTAGTCATAGCTTAATCTTATCCTTGATTGGTAATCTTTTACCTGTATAGCAAATCCTTAACCATTGTGATAGCTTTATGCAAGTGTAGTGGAGCGATAGCGGAACATAGCGCAGCATAAACAGAACAATGCTTTATCTTTACTATAGGTATAGGCTTAAGATATCCATATGATAAAATTCTTGTTATCTTTTCCCCCGCCAAGAGCGGGGCCAAAAGTTTACCAAGAGTAAGTTCATATAGTATGACTTAAGGTATAAGGTAATGCTAACGCGCTACGCTTGTTTGGTTCGCTTAAGCTCACCATACTTTTAAAATAAATTCTAAATTCTTGACTATAGTAAAGCCTTATAGTTGACCCATTGGAAACTTAATTATTCTTGTGTGATATAGAGAGAGTATTTTCCACTGTCAAAACCGTGTACCCCTTATAGCATAAGGCTTCAAGGCACTTTTTCGATTCCGTCAGGGCGGACTACATGTGTCCGTGTACACGGAATGGGTTACTTAAGATACTCAAAAAACTCAGGGTTCAACGTATAGTAAACCCTACCTTCATCCTCAATAATTTTCATAATACCCATTTGTTTTAACTTATTGACAACCTCATAGAACTTAGTTTTCTTAAGCATGGTCATATTCATAATCTTTTCTTTGGTTAAAGGTATATTATTTTTATCTACAAGCAAGCCATTACCAGGAGCTAGCCAGTACTGTAAAGTAAATAAAAATCCTCTATCGACTATTGATAAATTCTTATCCACGCACAACTCCCTCCCCCTTGCTCTATATGACTTAATGAAATGTAAAGACTTATTAAGTTTACGTTCAGCCCTATCTCTAGCTATGTCTATTGATTCATCTTTGTTTAACTCCTGGATTAGCTTCTGTCTCATGGCTATCCTTAGTTGATCCTCGGTCATAGAATCGACTGTATCTATGGCTACATTCATTCTCTCAGTAGCACTTCTTATCAATAACATTCCACCCTTTCCATCAATGGTATCCCTAGCATTTTCTTAGGTGGACTATCGCCATATTGAATCAAACAGTTACCACAGTATGATCTACGCAATCTCCAGAAGTCTTCATAGTCATCGTCAACTTCTTGGGTAAAACCACAATCTGGACATTGGAATAACAATTTTACATCTCTCCTTATCTATAAAATAAATAAAGAGAGTGGAACGGTAGTTATCCATTAAGACTCTCTTGTAAAACAAAAAAAATAATCACATGAAAATCACATGGTTATCCATCTTCATCCAGGATTCTCTTAGTGTTTCTGTTGTCTAAACTTAAAACATCACACAAGCACCATAACTCTGCCAATAGGCATAATAAAAGTACCAACCTAAGTTAGTCCCTTTGTTAAAACTATTGATTTTCTGTTGTTTTTACTTATGGTAATACAAATGTACCCCCTAGTACAAAAGATACCAAAAAACACCCCTTATACACATGTTTCTGACATTAGAATCGATTCTAATGATTAACAAAGACATTGACTGCAATTACAAACTAGGTGTATAATTTTAAGTACAATTGGAAATACTTAGGATAATATATCCATAGGAGTGATATTATGGTAAGACCTAAAACTCTAAATAAGATGGATGTTATAGAAGCCTTATTTTCACATAAGTTCACACCTGAAGAAATTGTTGACTTAACGAAAGAAAACATAACTAAGGATGGCATAAGTATCAACGGTAAAACACTAGAAATCCCTCCTGGTAGTGACTTAATAAAGGCACTTGGGAATTACTTAAGAAGCAAGTACCCAGGACTTCTACAGCCTTACTTGTTTAGCTCAAGAAGTGGCGACAAGTGGCCTACAGATAACCTAGTGAAATCATTTGGTATATGGCTAAAGAAGAATGGCAATGGTAAAACTTTAGCTGATTACGGACTTAAAGCACCGAATCCTAGGAGCAAGGTTAACTGTAATTCAATGGATGATATACTAGCGTTTCTTAACAAGAAAGAAGCATTAATATCTTTGGAAAATCCATCGTTAGATACAGTGCTTAAGGTTGCCGAAAATAGTAACAAGAAGACCGCCGATCAATAGGCGGTCTTTTCTTTTGGAGCTAATGAGAGGACTTGAACCTCCAACATGCTAATTACAAATAAGCTGCTCTACCAATTGAGCTACACTAGCATATGGCGAATCGGCTAGGACTCGAACCTAGATCGCAAGGTTTTGGAGACCTGCATGTTTCCATTACACCACCGAAACGTAACAGTGGGATTCATTTGGCTCCCACTAGGCCATCTTAAGTTATTCCTCTAGTAAATCTTCAAGATAACCTATCTTTTCACTTTGGAGCATCACAAATTGCATCAATGTTTTCAAAAGAGCTTCTTTGAGCATTTCGTTTTCCTCAAGCAAACACTCTGGACAAATCTCAGGTTCATCTTTAGATGGCACAGGAACTCCAAGAATTTCACACAAGTCTTCTACTGTCATATTCTAAGCTCCCCTTTTGTTTAATTCTTTGGCCTTCTGGTAGATAGCTTCAGTATAACCAGCAGGTAATTTCTTGCCTAAAATCTGTTTGGATTCATATAGTATCTTCGCAAGTGTCATTCGGGTCTGCTTGATATCCATGTAGGGTAACAAGTCACAGATCACTTGATACGCTTGACTTCCATAAGTCTCAAACTCAATAGCATCTTTGCATCCTGGCTTACTTTTGATTCTTCTGTAGCCCTTGTAGTGGTCAGACATAAGGTTCACTAGTTCTTCCCTAGTATTGCATACGCCTACTGCTATTGTTCCGTTAGATTTAACTCTACACCATCCTTCAGATGCTACAAGACACGCAAGTTTAGCTTTCTCTACCTCAGTTATAACTACCGACCTCCTTTTGTTAAATGTTGAGTATTTTGGACAAACTTAGCCCTTGGTTTCATTTCTTTGTTCGTACACTTGATTCCACATTGTGAACATATGCCCTCTGTATAGGTATCTATGGCACACTTATGTTTACTTTTGTACTCCTTAGTGTCACGATGTTTATTATAAGACCAATAGCCGCCATTGTTTACTTTCATAAGTCTTGTCCCTAGCCACCCTATGTGATGCTTGGGCGTACTCGCTTCTTCCATTGATTCATTCGGTAGCAATAAATCTTTACATAGGGTATTACTGACGGGTGTACATTTTTGCTTGATTTTAGCCGTAATACGCTGTAGTTCCTTAATTCCGATCTTTGTTAAAGCTATCCTCTTGTTTTCTTCTGTTTTCTTCGATTTATAGCCACTTGCGTTCTTGAGTAGCTTTTTATATTCGCCTACAACATGCTCCCCTATTTGCTCGAACGTCATCTTGTCAATACAGTACATGTAGAATATCTCTCGTTCCTTTGGACTCAACTTAGACAACACAAGTTTAATCATTTGTACTATCTCTTGTCGCTTTTCTTTCTCCACCAGGATTTCACATGGGTCAAGTCCTTGCGTCCTCCCATAGTTTTCAATCAAATAATCTTCATCAAGGTATTTCTTTTGTATATCATCGAGTAATGCTGCTAGTTGATCTATGGTTATCCCTCCGTTTCGTCTTGCGTTCTTCTTCCTTAAGTTGAAACTCCATACTAGCCTTAATTTTCGCATGAGTATTCTTAATTGCACTAAACCAATCATAAGGTTTACTCTGTGACATCATCGTATGAATATGTTTAAATGTTCTTACAGTAAATTCACCACTGTCTATCTTATGCTGTCTGCAGCCCACCCCTTGCCATTCATCGATATCACCATGGATTAACATAGGATACTCATCTATGTATTCAACCTTAAAGTACTGACTAAAGTAATCTTGTGCTGCTTCTTTAGAACCTTCAATCCCTAAACGCCAAAAGTTGCAAGTTTTATCCTGAAGTAAAAAATAATGATATATCATAACCACCTCCATTGTTAATTGTTGAGTATTTTAGGCAGACTTAATGCGCTCATTAGCAATATTACAGTAGTTTTTATCAAGCTCAAATCCTAAATATCCAAAGGTTAGCTCCTGTGCTGCTACTAATGTTGTCCCTGAACCACTAAAGGGGTCTAGCACTAGTCCTCCTGGTGGTGTCACAAGTGTTATTAAGTATTTCATAAGTGACTGAGGCTTAACTGTTGGATGGTTGTTGTTTAATCCACGGTCCTTCTTGGACGCTTTGGAACAATAGAAGAATCTTGAAGCTCCACCTGAATCACCATAGCAAACCATTTCTGTCCCTTCTGGTCTACTTTCTTTTCCGTAAGTATTCCCTTGATAACCATTGCTTGTAGATTTCTTTTTTGCACCAGTTCCACTTGTTAAAACTCCTGTTTGTTCGTCAAGCAATTTTCCGGCCTCTTCGTCTAATATTACATTAGCCGGGAAACGACCTAGTTCATTAGGAATATATACAGTATCACGTTCACGCTCTGAATTATCGGCTTTATAAGCGTTGTTTTTTATATTCTGATTTGTGGTAGATTTGATTTTATCTGTAGTCCCTATCCTGCTTTTGTCAATGTTAATTCCACCAGTTCCCCATTTAAGCACATTAGCGACTATAGTCTTCTCTGATAGCCGTTTTCTAGCGACTACTATAGGTTCATTTGCAGGCTTTAGCGCAGTACCCCAGCCCTGCCATTGGATAGCTTCGGGTTCAGCTCCCGCCGCTTTGTCTATAGCCTTCGATATGTTCATACTCTTTGGAAATCCACTTCCATAAACCCACTGAATTTGATCACGTATCTCAAAACCTGCGTCTTCAATAGCACAGGCCATCCTATGATACGTCCTAGTCCCACCAAAGGATAACAAATGTCCTCCTGGCTTTAACACTCGTAAACATTCGCGCCATACGTCAACACTATAGGCAACCCTCGAACTGTCCCATTTCTTACCCATAAACCCAAGCTCATACGGGGGGTCTGTAACTATAGAATCAACACTATTATCATCTAGCAACTTCATACCTTCGATGCAATCCATGTTATACACTTGGTTAATCTCTAGCAAATTCGCGTTCCTCCCATCCTAATCTCATCTACAGAATAATACACAGGCATTCCTAATTCTTTAGCTCTATTTAGTTCCATTAGACTGCCTTTAGACTCTCCTAAGAACAATAATGCATCACATTGTTCCAACCAATGCAAGTCCCAATCTATCCACTTTTCCCAGGAAATACCAATTCCTCTTTCTTTCGCCCAGATGTCTACCCAATGAGATAACAACGGTATAAACGGATAGATACCCATTTGCATCAACTGTACTCCAGCTTCTATTTGTTTATTGGCATTGGCTTCCATTTGCTCTTTTGTAGGTGCCGTATAAGGACTAGCTATATAGACTCTCATTCAAAAATCTCCCTTCTTCCCTGCTATCTCACACCAGTTGAACCAGTGCCACCCTTTCGTTCTCCATTAGCTTCATCATCATCTATCTTAAGATACTTATAGAATATTCCTTGACCTATTCTGTCATGCGTCTTAATCTCAACATCGCTATCACCCAAGTTGATTACGGCGAACATTATATGTCCTTCATTGTTTTCATTATTGTAATAATCTGAGTCAATAATCCCTTGTGCATTAACCAGTGTTAATCCTTTCTTAACCGCTAGACTTGACCTAATATGTAACCCAAGGTATTCATCAGACATCATATAAGCTTTTACTCCTGTTGGAACTAATGTTACCTTATGCGGTTCTATGGTTATATCTGCTGCAACTTCAAAATCATAACCAGCACTATTCTTAGTCATCCTCTTGGGTAGACTAATATCCTCATATCCTGAGACTACTTCAAATCCACGACCACCTCCAGGTAATCTAAGGTTACTCTCTAAGAAAGTCCATTCTTGGCCATTTACAAAGACATAGTAACTTTCAAAATCTGCATAAGTAACCTCTCCAATTGCACCTATGCAATCCATAAGCTCATCAATATATTCGTCTCCTGGTGGTACTCCTATGATTTCTACCTTATCTCCAATGTCAAACATCTATTCGACCTCCTTAAGTGAATCTTCAGTAGCATATATGTTATATACTGGATTCCCCACGGTAGCAAAATAGCGATATTTATTAGGTTCACCAATCCAATGTATTTCTTTAACTCTATAGTAACACCCGCAATACTCCACGAATTGACCAATGGCAAACTTAGGTTTAGGCTGTGGCCTGTAGATTCGCCACTCTTCGTCAACCACTGAGTCGTTTTCATGATCAAAGAAAGATGAGCCATCGTCATATACAAATCGTCTTACTTTATCGTCAAAACATATATACTTGTAATCTTCAAATGAATCTGATGTTATCTTTTGACCATCAATAGCAGCCTTAAGTGCTTCTTTATAGTTCATTAGTTACCTCCCTTGCTAAGTCCATTTCCAATACACTGTCCACGCAAAATCTTTCAGTGACACAATCTTGATATGCTATTTGATATTTTGCATTATTAAAGCTATCTAAAAATTGTCTGTAATTGAAATATCCAAAAGTGTAAGGGTTCAGTAAAGATACACCCACAACTACTCCTCGATTGTATCTATCATCTATTTTTCTTGAGGATAGTATAAATAACTTTTGCCCAAGTTTATACTTTGGTTTAAACATCAGGTTACCTCCCTAAAACGCACATTTCTTTTCTTCTTTACAGTTATCACAGTTTCTAAAGTTTCTATCGAATATCTCTGGCATAACCAAAGCTAACTCATGCTGTATTCCTATGGCTATCTCTCGGTGTTCTGGCATTGCTCTCTTGCATACCCTCTTTGGCAAATACTCGAACCAACTGCGGAGATTACCAGTAATCCTAAGTTCAGTCATGGTTGCCTTGGGTAAAACATAAGCTGCATCTTGCTTAGCAACACCATTTGCAATTAACTCTTGGTAAACATCAAAAGCATCTTCAATAGCACTTAAGTACATGACGCGGATACCGTAGTCTATTTCATCAGGTATACAATAGTCCTCAAAGTCTGCACCTCTGGTACTCTTTACAGTAAAACTAAAGTGTCTATGTCTTGTTATTTGCCCTAAGACTCCCAAGGAACATTTGATATCGAAAGTTGCATAAGCATGTTCAAGGACTGACAAGTGTTGACTTTTGACTAACGGTTCGATTGACTTAGGTTGCCTTCCGTAGCATTTAGCACTCGCACCCAAGATTAACTCCAGGTAATCCTTTGAGTAAGATATAAGTTTAACCATTCAATCTCTCCTTTTGTACCTCAAGTAACATCTGTTGTAACTCTGCGATACGCTGGTTTTTATCTTGAAGCTGTCCGTTTAGTTGCTCATTGATTGACTTTAGTTGTAATACATTGTTCTTCAATGAAGCAATTTCAAAACCAAGGTCTAGCCACCTCCACACACCAGTGTAACTTTCCTTTTCTGCCTTGAGTTCATCAAGTTCTCTCACTAGCTTCTCCTTTGATTTAAACCAATCGAATATCATTCAGTTCCTCCTTTGCGCACTCTGGACAATAGATGTTTCCATTTGCTGTCCACCAGCCATCGTAGACTTCAGCCAAAGGTGTTTCTTGTGTAATCATCGCTTCAGGTAACTCATTACATTTACTACAGACTGGCACAGTATTCATATGTTTTACTCTAAAGTACATTACGCTCATTCGTTATCTCCTTAGATTGCTTATTTAGTACCAACTGTCTATACATGCGTATCGTCCTATCGCGTTTCACTAGTTCTTCCTCAAGTTCCTCTATGATTGCCTGTTGCATAGCTATAGTTCTACTCTTGTCTTCACAGCACATCACTAGCACCCCTTTTGTTAACTTTTGAGTATTTTAGGCATACTTATACATCAGTCCAATAGCTACCATGATACTGCTTGCTGTACCACTCTTTGATTATCTTGCAGTATCCCAAAGCATCCAAATGTTCAGAGCAAATTTTATCACATGATACACAAGGCTCTATCTTAAGCATACTCATCATCCTTAACTATTTTGTAGCCATCTGGAAATTCAATGAATAACCTTTTGCTGTTCACAAAAGAGAACAACTGCACTCCATCGTGTTCAAGTAGCTTCTCTTCGTTTCTCATTATGATAGTTACTGGTGCTTCAATACATATGGTATATAGCTTTGGGAACCACTTGTCTTCAACCCAAGCCCATATCTTTCTGATTCTTCCACCACCAACAGATAATCTATATTCAATCGCTGACATTAGTTCCCTCCTTTGATTGTCTTATATATCTTAACTACCTCATGTACCGCAGCTATTGCAAAGTAAATACCTATCGAACATACTACAGATTCAAACATTAGCATTCCTCCTTCTGATAAAGTCCACAGTGACATTCATCAGTTTCCCGATAGTCTTTACATGGACATACATAGTCTTCAGCTTGATCACTTGTGTATACCCAAGGTGCCACACATGGGCAAAATGGTTTGCCGTAAAGTTCTTTATTGCGTTTAAGTCCATTGATCACCGTTTGTTTATCTTTAGTCATAATCTACCTCCTTTCGTAAATACTTTTGGTTTGTACTTGCGAGTTCATATGATTCATCCCTAAGTTCTTCCATATAGCGACCGACTTTGATTACATCGAAAAACTTAAAGCACCATTTTGGTATTTCCTCTTGGTCAGCACCAGTAAATAACCAAAGTTTCTTATCTTGAAACTCATAACGCAATTCATAAGAAAACAGAAATGCTTCACTTGGCTTTTGACAAAGAAGATCGCCACCTATGATTGATATAATGTCGAACCATTGCTTTCCTTCATTCAACTCTTGGTATAACCTAACAGAATTCAAGGGTTCTCCATAATTATAATCCTGTAGTTGTGGATTATGGCATCCCTTACAATTCCTATAGCAACCACTTGGATATATTTCTACAGCTACACCATCGTATGCATTTACAGCATCCCATTGTATTCCTGCAATATTCACAAGACTCCCTCCATCCCACCCACAGGGTTAATTACATTGAATAACATTTGCGACAATTAAACTCTTGTGCTTTTCCTTTGTTGAAATCCTTGATTTCTGCGTAATACCCTACGCACCTTGTGTAAACTTTTGGTTGAACTTTAACTTTCATTATTCCACCTCCATTTCTATTCCTTGCTGTCTATAGGTTTCAATTTGCTCTTCTGTTAACACATGTTCACAAAGTTCACCCTTTGCGAGATGCTTAGAGCAAATTGGGCAAATCCTACGAGTTGGAGAAATGTTGATATACGGTAATGTTGTGTTGGTTACAAGTTTTCTTACGATTGATTTTGCAGCTTTACCACCAATCGGTTCATCAATATAATGAAAGAAGCAAGCTCCACCACTAAATAAATTTTGTAAATCCTGCTGATGTTCTGCAGCAAACTTAAGACTATACTGGGTATCATTATCTAGCCATGAACCTCTTGTATATCTTGGTATATCTTCAGTTCCCGAAAGTATCATATCTGGATGCTGCTCTTTCATATGTTTTGCAAAACGATACATTGTTGATTCTCCTGGAATACTTTCAAGATTCATATAGATACCTCTGCCGTTATAGCAATGGCTATTCTTTTCCTGAAGTTCACCGATTTTATCATTCATATACCTTAGAACTTCTTCGGCAAAACTCTTGCCCTCTGGAGTATCAATATCATTACCATCAAAGTTTAAGCACATTTCCCTAAGTCCTATGATTCCAATGGTTGAGAAAAAGTGGCTAAAGTCGTGGATATATCGATGTAACGTAGGATACATACCTTTTTCCATCATATCTTCGATAAATGACCGCTTTTTACCTAATGCATCTATGGCTAACTCCATATATTCGTCAATGTACATATAGAATAGCTCTTTATTGCCTTCGGATAAGTGAGCATATAGTGGTAAGTTTAAGGTTACTACTCCAATACTACCTGAGTTATCAGCAGCACCAAAGCTACCTCCGACCTGTTTAGATACTTTTGACATATCCAATTTCAATGAGCAGCACATTGACTTAACGCTATCAGGATCATAATCAGAATTGACATAGTTATTAATTGTGGCTATTCCAGCTTCACCCAAGGTTTTAAATAAAGTTTCAGCAAATTTGTTATCCCAATTGAAATCCTTGGTTATGCCTATGTTAATCACAGGGAATGTAAGTACACTTTTGCTGTCTGCGAGTATTTCTAATATTGCCCTTCCAATCCACTCAGCATATTCTTGGCAATCATCATAAGTAAAATCCAGTTCTTCTCCTGCGATAATTGGCTGTCTACCCTGAAGTCTCTTGGGTACTGTAATATCTAAATGCATGTTCACGAATGGACTCTGCCAACCTATACGCCCCTTAATATTAATCGAATGAATAAACTCTTGTAATGTCTGTTTCATCTGCTTGTAAGTTAACTTATCGTTTTTAACGTAAGGAGCAAGAAGAATATCTACAGTATTAAATGCTACAGCACCATTGATTTGTTGACTTATGAGAAATATTGCATTCATGGTTTGGCTTAAAGCTGAACTAAAATGCTTTGGCGCACCATCAATATCGTTAAGCCCCTTCATTAGAAACATCTCGTAGTCCAGCCCAAGACAATATAGATTCATTCCGCTGAGATCGTGAATATGATAAAAGCATTTCTTATGGGCATCTGCCATTTCCTGAGTATAAATATTGTCCAGCATATATTTAGATGTAATATGGTTCAGTACATACCCTAGCATTCCTGGATAAGCGTAAGATGCATTAGAGTTCTCCTTGATTCTCCAGTCAGTATTTGCAACATAAGTATCGATAAGATTATTAGTATTTAGCAATCTACCGTCTCCTTTTCCATCTGCTCCAGAATTTCCTTAAATTCACTTTCTATTTCCTCTTGCATCCAAGGGAATAGCTCAAGCACCTTTTGATTCAATTCTTTCGTAAACTTCACAAGGTCTGCCTCTTCGGTAAGTACCTTGTGTATATCGATGTATTGACCAATGACAACTGCAATGTCTGCATACATATCTGCTTGCTGATGTTCGTTCAGGTTGAAAAACACAAGTTCGCCATTGTTTTCGCCGAGTAGAAGCTTAAGAATCTGCTCCATCAGTTACCTCCAGTTTTGGAAAGTTTTTGTTAAGAAAGTCTCGAAGTTTGATACAGAATGAACTATTAAGCTCTGCCAACGGTCTTCTATAATAAGTCCAGTCATCACTATTAATTCGAATGTCATAAAGTTTAACAAATTCCCCTTCTGGTCTTTCGATATATTCAGCTAAGTCATATTTGTTTACTTCTAGTCTATCTTTGATGTAACTTCTCTCTTTATCCCTAATTCGCTCCTCTCGTTCTTTCTCAAGTTCTTTCTTAAGTACATCCATTTGTAGCTTTAATAAGGCTATCTCTTCATTTTTCTTGCATACATCACTTAGTTTCTGGCTTTTGAATAACATCAGTTCATCTCCTGTATCTCAAGTTTGCCTTTAGTCAGTCTTAGCCAAAGCTTTTGATTACAACAACTAGCATAGTAACTACCATCAAATTCACTCCAGTAAATCTCTTGTCCACACACAGGACATTGACCATCGTAGTACCATTTGTCAAAGTCAACTGTTTTCTTCATTATTTACCTCCCAAAGTCTTACTAGCGTTATTCCAAATGGTATACGACTGAAACGCAACATCGCCTAGAATCTTATACTGTATCTCAAGGTATTCGTACATTTTACGAGCATTGGTGTAATCTTGGAGTGCATCTAAATACTTTTCTTCTTTTGCCGCGAATCTCGCGCCTTCCGTTGGTTTACCTGGAGCATATTCGATTGATATTTTACTTTTGATTGCCTCTGCAGTATTTTTCAAGTCCGTTTCGACCTTATGTGCTTCAGTCATTTGTTCACCAATGTAATCTTTGTAAGCTGTAGCTTTCTGCATTAAACTAAAGGCAAACGTAGGGTTGTCATCAGTTAGCCTTTTGTAGTCCTCAAGTATCTCTTGGTACATTAATCCTCCTTAGTTCCCCGCTTATTTTAGATTAACAAGGTACTACCTTAATTAAATCGTTCCTAATGTAATACTCTCTGGGTTCATCCATGATAACCTTGACTACCATTGATTCAGGCCAGAATCCATAAGTAAAATCATTATAGCTTCCTAGTGGTGGTTCACAGATTCCTGTACAGTCCCATTCAAGTTCTCTTGGGTAATTCTTCACAAATTTTCTCGCTTGTTCTTCAGTTACTTCAGTAAACCCATTCATTAGATTCCTCCTTGAATTTCAGTTTTTCATAAGTTAATATACAATTATAAACAAATGTTAAAAGAGGGTTAATATGGGTAAATACATTAAGGACTTAATAGTAGGTAATTTATTTTTACTATTATTACTTCTTGCTGTAACCATACTTATTTCTATAAGTAGTACTTGGGGTTACATATCTTGGGTTTCTTCATTAGCTAATACTTCAACTGGCGTATGTCTAACATTTGCAATTACCTATTGGCAAAGCAAAGTAAAAACAGACAGCGAAAGGAGACAATTAGCAGATGCACTAATAGCTGAATTAAGAACTCTTAAAGAATTGATAACTAAAACGATTAGTCAAATTGAAAACATAGATACCTCTCTAGTTGTTATTACTATTACTGAGGATTACTTTACTGTTTTTAATCAGTCTGCCAGTAAATTAGGCTTACTAGCCCCCGATACGTCCACCACGGTTATTGAAGCATATATGAAAATTAAGGGACTTTTCGATACTGCTCGTCAAATAAGCAAACATTGTGATACTGCGACTTCCTTAGTAAACCAAGAGACTCTCTCTATATTCCTAGGCAAAAGCAATAATAATCAAAGAGTTTATCAACTACAATCATTATTTGAGCAACAAACAATACCCCTTTGGGATTCTTTTCGTAATCAACATCTGGAAATCATCGACTTAATCGAAAAAGCTATTAATATGCTAAAGCAAAAGTAACACCTACGCCATCCTCCGAATTTCATCTTGGATTTCCTCAAGCTCGTTTTTGGCCTTGTCCATAGTTTTCCGTAGCACTTCCGCTTTGTCTTTCAGTTGTTTGAGTTTAGGATTCTCACGCTGCCATATGATTTTGAAACTAGGGATATCTTCTGGCTCACGGATGCCCTTGATTATTCTGACGATATCACCTGGATAATCATAAGTGGCAACCTTAACAATTTCATAGTCCGGTTTCCATTTTACTGTTAAATCAGTGTTAGTGTCGTCGTATCCAACGTACCTCCCTGCGCTATTCCCAGTTATGACTACAGCAGACCATTTGTGCCCTTGATACTTACCTCTAATGATTCCCCATTCGCCATTCTTAAATTGAACCAGCATGTTTTCCTTGATATCATCCTTTGTAAATCCCATAGTTTCTTCCACTCCCTCTTCACCTATGATATACACTTGCTCACCGTCAGAAATTAGATAGAGTATTTTATTCTCATCACTATGCTTTCCAGATGCTACTACGGTATAACTTTGGCCGTTCAGCGGTTTCTCGAAAAAGCTCCACATATGTTTATGCTGTGGCGCGTTTTTGTCAATCCACGATGGGTATGAAGGATAATAATGTTTATTATCGATAACCTTAACTTTACTTCCGATGTTTATCATTAGACTTCTTCCTCTCTCTCCGTAGTTTCCTTACGTCCATTTTGTTAACTATTGAGTATTTTAGACAGACTTAACCCTTAGTTCTTGATACAACTTAGGTACTATTGCGAATACAAATGGCTTATACCTGTTCTTCTCACCGTAAGGACTTATCATAGCTACAATCTGCGCTCCATCTTGGTCAAAGTAGTCATGTATCCTCTTAAGCCTCTTATCAGGTATCTCATGAACATCATATGTCTGCCCTAAGAGCAACCCATGAAATACATCTTCAATCATAAGATAACAGAAGTCTTCAATATAGGTTATCTCATGTTCTTCCGCAAGCTTATATATAGAAGCATGAGATTGTAACAATCGTTTCTTAACTTCAGTCATACGCCAGTCATCCAGCAGATATATCCATTTGTCCGACTCAAGCATCTGTCTGGTTTCTGCAGACTTACCAAATGTTTGAACTGCTGATTTTAATTTGCCAGATAACAACGATGATTTTATAGGAATACCCCAAGATTCCATTAGGACATCAAGTTTCTTTTCTGCATAATTACCTGTGGACTTATTACGTTTAGTTCTTTTGGACGCTTCAGTTTTTCTCTTGTCTTTCTTAGCTTGCTTACGGTCTGACCTAAGTTTAATCTGTCGTTTGCTTAAAACATTTAGGTTAATCGGCTGGTAATCACTATAGTCTGAGCAAAAATCACATTCGTAGGCATGATGACAGTTATCTTTTACTTCACATTTGACTATTGTTCAACACCCCTTGTAAGCATATTCCGCAGTAATAACCCTCCATTTGCTTAAGTTGCTTTCGACTTATCTTCCGTTGCCTTAATAGCTCCTTGCCAAATGATCTAAGACTAAACAATTGCCTAGTTCCCGTTTTGCAGTTAGAACAACATAGTTGGTACTCAGTTTTTGGTTGCTCTGGTGGCATATCCTTAAATCTCACGCAATCACTCCTTTTAATTTCAAAATACCTTTAACTATATTAGAGTAATCTTCAAGTGTACCATCATTGATAACAACATAATCCCAACCTTTGTAGTCGTCTAATGCTGTTTCACTAGGATGCTGTAGCTGCTCTAAGGTCAATCCACTGTCATATCCAGGACGTTCAACTCTAATTTTTACTACAGGAAACCTTTGTTCAAGTTCAGTAATTTCATTCGGATATCTAACGTCCGTTATGAAGAAATTATCTATTGTGTAAAAATTCCTTAAGCTACTTAATTTCTCAATCTGAGCTATCATTTTGTTAGTCCAAACGTTCAAATTGTACTCTCTAGCACCATCTCCTAACCATTGCAAAAAATCTCGCCCTTTGTCGTCCTTTTGTCCATCCCAACCGATGCTATAAGCAACATCCTTAACGAAATCCCCAAAGGCCAAACGTTTACTATGGTCTACTTCATTTCTAATGAGTTCATAGAAAGTATCTTTGCCTGACCTAGCTTTACCACTGATTAAGAATATTTTAATCTTCATCAGTCCTCCTAATAAAATCTAGGTTACTCAAGAGTTCATCCAATGGACTTCTTGTACTAAAGCCACCGTAATAGTCTATCGCTCCCCAATCGACCCATCTTGTAAGAAGTCTGCAGAGTATATCGGCTTCATCTTTAGTGATAACTATGGAATGTTCAGCTACCTCTTGTATCTTAAGATCCATTATCTACTGTACCTCCCTGCAACATTAGCTACCATTCGCACTAATTGTTCATCTGCGGTTTTACCTACAGTACTACGAACGAGTTCAAACAAGTAAAATCCCTCTGGTTGTTTCATTAGATTGCCTCCTTTTGTTAACTTTTGAGTATTTTGAACAGACCTCTAGCTCTTGCTTTTATGTTTCTCTAGATAATAAGGGCAACTAATATTACACCCACAATACGTGGTGCATTTCATGTCATTGCTCCATCTGTCTTCACACACTGGAGGCATCTCCTGATTATCCAAAGCATACATTAGGCTATCATGTTTTTCCTTCATATAAGCCCTAATTTCTTCCTTTGGTATAATCGGTAGGTCAATTGGATTAGAAAATCTAGTGAGTCCATAAGACCTTGCTGTTGCATCAAGTCCACCTCTAAGAAACATTTGAAGCTTTAGTTTATTCACCTGAAACCCATGATTTTCTAGTAGCACCCTGTAGTATGACAATTGTCTCTGAGGTTCTAAAATATCTGGTTCACTTGGTTCCCATGTTGCTCCCCATTTAGCCTGACCTTTCTTTGGGCCTCTAACGTAATATTCTCCAGTTGCCCCATAGGTTGGCTTATGACCAATCTTCTTAGCTAATACGTAAGCTCCGTAAAACTTGAAGTCAACCAAAGTTTTACTGATGGAATCATATGCGTCAATTTGGCCTGAACATATGTCATCTTCGAAGCGAACTTCTGAAACCCAACCATTCGGCATATTGCGCTCCATTAGAGAATGCGAATTTGTGCCTATCATTGAACTAAGGGACTTATCTGGGTTAATCGTTTGGTCCGTAGTAATCAATAGATACGCTTGTCTCGTAGGTTGTAACAATTGTGTGACGCTTGGTTTGCCGTAAAACTGTCTACTTCTAGTTACTGCCAAGAGTCCAGGTAAAGCCATGCAGCGGTCTTCCATTCGGCAATTCTTTAGGCACTCTTGTTTAGCTATTGTCTGCCCGTCAGGACAAATTAGATGTGTAACTGCTATATCAACCGACCTCCTTTATGTTCATCGCTATAATCAGGTTAACTTCAGCTAATTTTGAACACTCTTCATTACATAAGTTATCCCATTCGTCATGCATAAATCTAGCAAGGGACATGAAAAGATTCTTTTTGTCCTCTACGGTCATTTACTCGACCTCCTTTACAAAGACTCAAGAAATTCATCATATGTCTTAAAGTCTCTCTTGATATTAGTCATTAGTTCATCCGTAGTTATTTTCTGCTGATTACATACATAGTCAATATATTCACTGTCGTATAGCTTGCGTCTACGTTTGTTGTTCTTTTTAATTTCAGCAAAAACTAAACCACGATCTACATGATAAAGCTTGTATAAGTAATTAGCCATATCTACATCCGAGAAGGTCTGCATAGAACATATCGGACACATGCACATCGGTAATCCATCATCAAAGTAGCTTTTAACCAAGTCATCAATGTCAGTATCGCCCTTAGATAACTCCGCTAAGTCATTTTGATACTCATTGATCCACTTCTTGCGTGTTTCTTCTGTACAATGCGTGTATTCCTGAGTTGCTTCGATTTGATTTTTAATTTGAATCGTAAGTTCTTCCTTGAGTTTACTTTTGTCTACATCAAAGTTATCGAAGCAATTGCAAAACTTATGACCGTTAATACATCTTCCACCGCCGATATCATAAGGACTTAAATCCCACCCACTATGGCTTTCACCACAGATATCACAGATAAACGATGATGAACTTGAGTTCGTTACAAAAGATAACCTATGTTTCAAATCAAGTCCCCCATACTTTTACTTTTTCAGAATCAATAGCACCAAGACAATAAATAATATTGTCAACTGTGTCATCTTCATTTGTGAATTCTTCTGAACCAACATTCCAGTTATCTAGTTTTATTCCATAAGTAGCAGTACCATTGATTCTTTTAATAACTTCATCAATATATTTATCAAACAATAATCCTTCAGTATCGTAATCATCTATTGACCTCTTGATATTATTCTCTTGTTTCATTAGTTCTTGCCTAATGTCATCATTAGTTGCATCATTTCTAATAGCAATTACGAATGATGATGAACTTGAGTTCGTAACAAAAGATAACCTATGTTTAGCCATCGTAAAATCCTCCGTAATCAAAGAATACATCATCAATATCTACAGCTATTCCATTTGATTTTGCCCTATCGATGAACATTTGTTTAATCTGTGGTATTGTCATCGTTTGAAGTAATATAGGTATACTTTCGGTTAGCGTAATGATATCACCACAGTAATTTCGGTCACTTGATGATGTATCAAAACCTTTTGGTGTGTCTTTTGTTGTCTCATAACTTTCGTCATACCAATGGTCTTCTTCTTTTTTTAACTTAAATTGTTCTGCATATTTCTCAGAATGTACGCCAACCACAATAAAACTTGAGGAACTACTATTAGTAACAAAAGAAGTCCTTACTTTCATATACTTCTCTCCTTTCGATTACATAAGACTATCTCTTGAACCAATGGACAACCTCCCATACATACCCTTTGTTCATCACATCCTTTACATGAGTTTTTCATATGGTTTCTGAAGAATTCAAACTCTATACTATCCCATGCTTCTTTAATGGTGTTGATGCGAAGGTTAAGACCATATATATGACTTTGGTCAAAACTACAGGGTACTGCAATCATATCTGAAGATATATACATTGAATACCTTGCACCCTCACAGGTATCTACAGAATCAAAATTGATATCTGCAAAATTCACAAGCCCAGGCACAGTGCAGCTATCGAAACCAACTTTAAACGGATGGTCTTTACTAACGAGACTAAAGAACTCTTTAAGCCTTGGGTCATCATAAGCTAATATATCAGCTTTACTTCCGCAGCCTACATTTTTATGCAAAAGGAAAATTATTGCATTGATAGGAAGAAATTCGTTGTCTTTAAGTATCTCTATGGCTTCATCTATTGTTTTATTTGAAAGTACATAGTGGATATTTGTAGTACAACCGGCATCAATAAACCTATGAAGTGCTGCAAACGTATAGTTCTGGCGATACCACGATACTGCTACAGCACCACAGTATTCCTTAGTTAGCCTAATTTCCTCATCAGTTAAATTAAGACCACTGGTTGTATAATTAGGAACAATATTTTTACTTTTGGTATAACTTAAGATTTCCTCAAAATTCTCATGCTTGTTAGGATCACCATGACCACCTAAAGCTATCTGAAAAACTTTCCCTTCACATTGATCGATAATATTTTTGTAATCCTTAAGTTTCATGTTTGGCTTTTGATTCAGTAGTCCACCTTGGTAACATCCTACAGTGCATTGAGCAGCATGAGCGCAGCTACCCATGACTCCTATGTCTATTAACTCAGGATAACTTGCCATAAATGGGTCAATTCCGGTGTCCCTACCTCTGTCGATAACTCCTGAACGAACATAGTAGCCATTTTCAGTATTAAACTTTGCCACAAATCTATTTGCTTTATCTACCTTAACTATCTCCACTATTAGCCGACCTCCTCTTGGTTTATTGCCTGATATATCTTTCGTACAATAAAGGCTCCGGCTGATACTATAGCGAATAACATAAGTTTATCTGCTAAGTCTTGTCCTTCCCGTAATATAATACTTGCGACTAAACAGATGTATATCATCCATCCAAACACAAAGCCATCCATAAGTACCTCCTTTTGTTAACCTTTGAGTATTTTGGGCAAATTAAAACCACCTTTCAAATCTAAAGTATGCATCCCATCCATTATCGAACTTCTGAGTTATTCCTATAACTTTACCAGCCTTATTATATTCGACTTCAGGTATTCCTATGGGCCTAGCCTTACGGCACTCAGGGCAATCTTCAGCTTCCTCTTTAGTGTCATACGTAAAGTAACAGCCGTTACATTGCCATACGTGTTTTACTGACATATCCCTTAACCTCCTTTAGTATACCATACGTCATATACAGTGTCTACTGTTTTAGTAAAACTTTTTGTTATTTGTTTAGTATTTTTCAGATAGCCATTTCCTTCATACTTGTTGTTTGTTTGTTGGAAATCAATTGAATATACCTTGCACCGTCTATACCATTCCTAGCCTTGCCAATCTTAGAGCTAATAATGTTGTCTTCTCCTGATTCTTCCATTGCTTGACGATCTATAGGTGATATCTTTGGATTCTCTGATTCCTTCCAGAGTAGCCAAGCAATATCGCCAACTGCCTCTATTGCTCCCCCCCCTTTTAAATTCGAAATATCTGGTTCTTCCCAAGATTTTGTTGTACGCGCCATCTGTGACAAAGCAATTAACATAATATTTAATCGTCTTGCTATAGGTTTAAATGACATTACATTTTCCTCAAAATAACTAAAGTCGCTCATTTTAGGCATCATCTGGACATAATCTATGCCTATAACCTGTGTTTTCCCGCCGTTGTGCTTGAATAGCTCCTTAGAATTTATTGTCAATACTCGTTCTTCAATATTATTAATAGATAATGTTGGGTTATCATTGATGTACAGATATTCCTGAACTTTAGATAATACAACCGAATAGTCAATTTGTTTATTTCTAACTTTTTCTTCAAGTTCTTTAACAGATATCCCATAAATGTTCGCTACAATCCGTTTATAAAGTTTACCAGCAGACATTTCTAAGGAAAACAACACAACGTTTATTTTTAGCCTAATAGCCATATGAAGTGCAATTTCCATAAGGACAAAAGTTTTACCTATTCCTGGCCTAGCAGCAATAAAAAATACGTCAGTTAAGCTAAGTCCACCTATTGCATTATCGAATGTAGGATAGCCAGTGGTTATTCCTTCGTGATGTAAAATAGAGTCTTCCATTTCTCTGATACAGGTATAAGCATCCTTAAACTCGTTTATAATTTCATCTGATGTTGATACTTCCGACACCTTAAGGAACTCTTTAATTTCTGTAATGTCTTTATCCCATTGTTGACTCAAAAGTTTCGCTAAATCAGACCTTATAAGCGGACTTTTGATTGTCCTTGAGTATTTTTCAATTGCTTTATATTGAGCGTTTTGGTCATCAGGGTACTGTTGTAGCAACTGATTGGCACAATAGATATCTATAGGTTGAGTATATAAGTCTGATATCTGATGTCCTGCTAAAAGCAAGTCGTTAAAATCCTTCATAGGCTAACTCCTTTTGATATTTTCTGCTGCTATTGCCAACATTAGAACAAACACTACAATAGCTACAAGAGGATAAGCTTCAATATAATCAAACATAGTCATTCGACCACCGCCACCTTTACATTAGCGTCTGGGTAATACTTTTGAAATAACTCTCGTCCTCTTATAACCCACCTTTCAGCCTTACCATCTGCATCTGGAACAAGTATTATCTGTACTCCATCTACATGCTCCGTAAGTTGTTTTATGAGCTTCACATGATCTTTACTAAAGCTGATTCCGCAGTACGCTACTGTCGGTTCTTCTTGCTGTTGTCCACTAACTGCGTCAAAATATCCCTCTACTACCCACAATCGTTTCTTCTTTTTGATTAACTTTATGGCATTATTAGCGTTAAACAGATAGCTGCCTTTAGTAAACAACTCATTGTTTTTACCATTTTTATACTTTGGACTCTTATCGAAGTACCGATAGCCAAAACTTACGATTCTTCCATAAAGATCAAGCATAGGAATTGTGATAGCCTTAGACCTTTCGCTCCATCCCAAACGGTACAAATTAATTATTCCATCAGTTAATCCACGTTTTTGTACAAGGTAGTCATAGCACTTGTCAAAGTTCTTCTCATAAGATTTACACCATTGTTCATTTTTGTCTGCTATGGACTTCTGTTGATGATACGTTTGGTCTTTATCTAGGTCAATTCCATAGTCTTCACATAAGGTCTCTACAGCTACATCATAAGTACAACAGTCACGATCCATGACGTACTTTACGATATCTCCTGACTCGCCACATGAAAAACAGAAGTAGCTATTGCTAGGAAATACTGCAAATGAAGTTGGGTTGTCTGCTCCTGAGTGAAACTCGCAGACTTTACGATAAGTACCATCAGGATGCAACTCAAGATTCGGAATGTATTCACTTAAGTCTTTACTCCTGAGTAAATCTATAACGCTCATTTAGTCACCTCCTATGAAGCTTCTTTGTTCTAAGCTTCTGTTTAATCGCTTTATGACAACTGTTATACCCGTCGATATATCCTGCTTCATACTCTGATTTACTTTGGTAATCCATCAGTTGATTCCGTAGTTTATCTCTATTGTGTCTATTGTCGCGCTTACTTAGGTACAACCTTTGGCGTAACTGTTGAATCTGCTTTTGTTGATAATCAAAGATACGAATAACATGATCTCTTACTTTTGAATCCATTAGTCACCTCTTTCTCAAGCTTAATACCACAGAATGGACAATAGTCAATAGTAAAACTAAAGCACCCCTCAATGTTCATAAGGTATTTGTCATCGTATAATCCTTCGAACTTTATAATGTAATAAGGCATCCTTGGTTTGTATTCATGATTTTTGCACTCATGATAAATACATTTGTGTCCGTCCATAGCTATCTTCCTCCAGAATCAATTCTAATGTTAGAAACCATTGTTATAATGCATGTTTCTACTATAAAGTGAACTAGGGTATACATTTGTTAATCCACAAAGCTTAAGTGGCACTTTTTGCATCCACTTGGGTTAAACCAGGCTATTTCATAGTAAACCGCATGACACCTTGGGCAGCTACGTTTGGTATTTGCTGTAGTGTGTTTATAGTCACAACAATAGCAATGCCAATGTGCTGCTCCATGTTCACCCTCTACGAAAAACTCAATGTTATACTGATTACTACCACAATTAGGACATCTCATTTGTTACCTCTCTCTCTTAGGTAGTCGCATATTACAAATGTCATACCTACAGCACCTAAAACTACTGTTTCGATAATGGACACTATTTGATCACCAGATAACATTAGTTACCCTCCTTGATTAACGCTTGGATTTTTCTTCCGGCTTCACTGTTGATACTGTCAATTTTATCTGCACATTTAATACATAAGTCTTCTATTATAATCCAGTTGTTATTACCAAAAGTATCTTTACCAAAGTAATCTCTGATTCTTGGTGGATAACAAAATTCTTCGCCGCAGACATCACACGTTACTATTGTTCTTTTCATTAGTCATCCTCCTTATATCCAATGCGCTCATGAACAGAATCAATTGATATCCTTACGTCATTAATGACCTTATTTAGTGTATAAACTATATCTCTATCCTGTAGATGACTATAATCACAACCTATGACAATCTTGCGATACTCTTTATTAGCAGTGTAGTCAACACAATGTTTTGTAAAGGTACATCCACCATGCAAGTCTATATTTCTATACATGTCTTCGCACTCCATATAGCCCTTTTGTTCCCATGAGTTCTCTGCAAGTTGCTTATCGGTTATTTTGTCAATCACTAAATGGATATAATAAGTGAATTTCCAATATTCTAATGGTTCATTAATCTCAAAATAGACACCCCTGTATCTACCGCAATGTTTAGTTAATGGAGCTTCAATAGCACTATTCATTAGTTACCCTCCTTAATTACCTTAACTTTTCTCCACTGTCTACCCCAGTCGTAAGCTCTACTAATTGACGAAGAGTATAAGTCAACGACACCATCATATTTACACCTGTCTTCAACTACATATCGTCTTCCGTCAATTTCAATAACACTCCCTAGTACCAATCCATTATATGCTGCAGCACCTTCATACACATGCTTACCGGAGGCCATGATAACTCCAGGAGTATTACCATCTCCAGCACTGTACATTGTTACTTCTGCTGTAATCCACTGTTCAGTCTTAGGTTCAATCTTTTGTGCTACTACAGGCTGTTCTATTGCTTTTTCTATAGGTTGGACTGCTGTTTCGCCTCGATTCAATACGCTAGGCATCAATAAAAGAGATACCAAAAACATACATAAGATTATCCTCAATAAATCACCTCTTGTTATTTCTTGAGTATTTCGGGCAGACTTAGGCTACTCTCCATACTTAAGTAAAAACTCTGGATTAATCGCCTTGAAGCTAATCCGGTTTCTCACCAATTGACAATGCAGTTCCCTATCTTCGGTTTCCTCAAGTGGCCTAATGACTATACCTTCACGTTTGGTCTGTGGTGTGATTGTAGAACTACCCTTAGACATTTCCACAAGTTCATCAATGTTGTTAGTTAAGGTGAAGTCCGTAGATAACACAGGTACAGTCTCTAGGGCAAGTACACAAATTATCGCTTCAAATTCATGGAAATCAAGATACTGTTGCTTATCAATATTAAATACATTAAAGAATCTAATGGTGTGGCCTTTAATTTTCAGCTTGTTACTCTGAATACCCTCACCAAGGAGTTCGCCTTGTAAAGCAAAGTTTTTCAAAGGGACAACACTAGCAACTTCAGCATACTTACGCATCTTCTCTTCGATGTCCATTGTTCTCACGGTATCCCAAAAGGTATTCCCTTCAGTTTCCGCAAGGTCAATGTTACGAGAGCATACTCCAAACTCACCATTCTTGAGGTAAATTGTTATGCTTGAACCATCAAGCTTCTCTGTGATGTAGCATTTAGTACCTTGGTATTTGTCGAGTAGTTTTTGCAGTACCTGGACTCTCGTTTCGTCAGTCTTAGGAACGAAGTAAGGAAATGATTCACCAGCTTTAGTCGCTAGATTTCTCTTGAACCATTTAGGAAACCAGCTATTGAGATATGTAGCAATGAACTTAGGTATCCACTTGGGATAAACATATCGTGCAACCGTTTGATTATCTCGGATATCTGCAGATACCTCTGGTTCATACTTGGTAATACCTAAGATTTCAGTTACATCGAAATCTTCACAATAGTCCTCTGGGTTGCCTGAGTGGTTCGGTAGAATACTTAATGGCATCACAAGTCCTTGGCTAATCTGTCCTCTAAGTTTGACTGTACGAATCTTCTTCATTTTACCTTGTGAATCCTTAAGGAACTCAAACTCTGGCCTATCGGGACATATTGAGTCTGGTTCAATAAAGACAACTAAGTCATTAACCTTAAATTCATCCTTCTTGATTACACAATGCCATCCAAGGACTGTAGCAACCTCAATTGCATCAGCGTTAGGTATTGGCTCAATCTTAAGTATACGTTGGATACTCGCGAGTTTTCTCATAAGCTCCTCCTTTTGTTAACTTTTGAGTATTTTTGGCATAGAAATACTAAGGTAGCTTTTGACCACACTTAGGACACTTTAGCATCTTTAGTCCCCCTTTACATGTCCGCCAAGCAATCCATAAGGCTTTTATACTGCGGTAAGGTGGCACTTTTGGCTTTCTCTCGTTCCAACTGAAGCTTTTGACGATAGATTTCTGCTTGGTTGTAAACTTCAGTTAATGTCATAAGCGTTTTATCAGGTAGAGAGTATAGGTAGTCATAAAGTACCTGCATGTCTTTGATCTCTTGTTGCTCAAAGTGCTTCCTTATAGGCCAATAGCTGTATGAGGTACAACATTTCTTACCATAGATACCAGTCAAGGTATTAACTTTCTTGAGCCAAGGTAAGCTATGGAACTCTTCAGGTTCTGGATAAGACAAAATCTTAAGCTCCTTTCTATAGTTAATCATGTGTATATCTCGTGTAGACAAGGTATCACGAGTTAATCACATGCGGTCTATAGGTTTGTTAAGGTAAAAGTCATAGACAATACTTTATCAGCATGATCAACAGCTTAACCAATCAGTATATTTTACATGGTTAAAGGAGGGAGCTTCAGCGACCGACTATTAACCATCCCATCAGGGTAACTCTTACAATAGATAAACTTAAGGGAAAAGATTTACGCTACGCGACCTTCGGTGATAGTTTTTCATTTTGATTGATTAGCCCCTTCTCTTTAGCATGATTGATCGGCAAATCTAAGTAGTACTAAAAGATAAGATAAAATCCGGGACCCAAAGTGCCGCAAACCCAGTAACCACATGGCTTCATTGGCATTTTCATTGTTCGCTACCAGCGGATTGAAACTCCGAAAAAGCGGATTGAACCAAAAGTTTATCCCAATTACCACATTCGTAATACTTATGGTTAACTCCATAGTACTTGGTTTTACCCTTTTTGATTTCGAATAGAACGTTCTTTTTGACTAAACTAGAAACGATTTCAGATACTTGTGATTTACCCCATCCTGTAAGTTTCCCTAGTTGCTCTTGAGTCATAGCTATGCCAACTTCATCAACAATAATATTAGTTTCAAAATTAACGTATGGTTCAATGTCAAACAAAAAGGCTTTCTCTGACCGATTCAATTCTCTTGACCTCCTAAGTTCCCTGTTGGCTGTCTTGTAGACTTTGACAAAGTACTTCCCCTTCCGTTTGTTCTGCTTCTCAAGACCTTTCTGTTGACGAATCTGAAGACTTTTCTCATAGTTTACTAACTTTTGTTCTAACTGCCGAACATACTTTGACTGTTCATTATATGCTGCAACAAGGGCATTGTCGTCTACCGCTCTCCCTCCAATATCTCAGGATTATCTATGGTATTACCTATAGCTTCAACATCGTCACCATTACAAATGTTATATGAGGCATCAAGCAATGGATTATCAATGTTTTTCGCTAATATATAGCCCATAACGCTATCATCATCACAAGGGCCACAGCTGCCAGTATCAAGGTACACAAAGCAGTTACCCCACCACCACGTTGGACAACTTAAGATGTCCTTCTCGTAAATATCAACACAGTTCTTGTCGCATATACCTGTGAATTGCCCTACAGTTTCAGGGTCAACTTCGTGATCAGTAAAATAGACATTTGTCACTGAACCGAAGCTTACTGTGTTAGTCATAATATAGCTTTTGGTAGTCTCTCCGTCTGTCAACTCGCCGTAATACCCGTATACCCACTCGCCGTTATCCACTCGCTTGCCCCTGAATTTATACTCTCGCACCCACTCATTCATCTCCTCTAAATCGCAACTCGATAAACTGTATCAATAGTTGATACTCTTGTGCATATTGGTCATAGTCATTAGTTTTACTCATGTAGGCTCTGAACTCATCTACAGTTCCCTTAAAGTCATGAAGTTCTATTTCAATCTCACCAGTTCTAGTTCTATAAGCTGCAATAGTATAAATACTAGAACCAACATTTGCACACCAAAAGACATCTCTAAATGATGTTATCTGAGCTTCCCCTGTTACCCAAGCGTCACCATATAGCGAAACATCGCCATATATTTTAGCGTTACCACCTAATTTGGTATAACCCGACACATTAGCTTCACCCGATACCTCGGCATTACCATATACAAAACAATGACCACACGCTACAGCGTGCTCCGTTAACTTCGCATTGCCATCTATCTCTGCATTGCCAGCCACTTCGGTATCATCATATAACCTTGCGTTTTCGGAAACTACAGCATCCCCAAACACTTTAGCTTCATCTGCTATCCAACAGTTACCTTCGTGTGATAAATTTTCTTCTTTCTCAATCCAACCGCCTAATTCACCTTCAGACACATTGTCAAACGAGCGTATAGCCTTAATTCGATGTAAAGTAATATCACCATATTCTATAGATTCGTTAGTTAACATATATTTTTTCATAATTTCCTCCATATTCTGCTATATCTAACTAACAATTCCCACTAACTACTCATTTGACCTCCTTTAGCACACTTAAAAGTTTATCGCAGGTACTTATGACACCATGAGTCTTACGCTTGAACGCTGTGCGTTCCTGAAGTATTTCCATAAGTTCACAATATCGTTTGTAACCAGTGTACATGTCAGGTTTCTTCTTAAGGTCAACTTTGTGATAATACTCAGATAATCGCTTGTCATGATACTGTTGTTGTTTTACTACTGACGCTTTTTCGCCAGCTACCATTTGTGCAAATTGAGATAATTTCTGTTTAAACATGACTACCCTCCTAACGTCCATTCTAAGGTTAGAAACCTAAGTTATAACGCATGTTTTGATACTTTTGTATAACTGTAGGTATAAATGTATACTCTTGGTTATACCTTGAGTAAAACATAGGTTTTAATGTGGTTTATTCACTAGCTACCTCTAATAAATTTATTCCACAGAATGGACAGTAGTTTATTATTAGGAATTGGCAGTTTAATTCTCCGTATTGCAATTCCCAATGATATCCTGAATGTATCCTCGTTATATCAACGAATGCACTATCACTACCAGTACACCTATGGATATCCATTAGTTATCACTCCTTTGTTATAGCTAAAGCTTCACTTGCGATATCGGATATAATTTGAGCTAAAGCAGTTCCATAAATGCGTTCTGGAGCATTGTACCCTAGTTCATCTCCTAGCCTTTTCACTTGTTCTAAGGCTTGTTGCATATTGTTTGCTCTGGCTTTTTCGGCCTGTAACTCACGCTCAAGGCTGGCTATCATTTGTTTTAAAGAACAATCTTCTTCTTCCTCTTCACACTTGTAGCATAAGCACTTTTCAACATCACTCACCCTTGCTCACCAGCCTTTCGCCACTTTTCCGTTAATTCATACCTTTTGGGTTGGGTCATTGATTCTTCTAGCAAACACGAAGCTTCTACTGGAGATATATTGTTCTCTTGTAGCAAGCGTAACAACTTTTGGCCTTTCGATTCATAACTGGGAATAAAATTAATTTTCACTCCGATCACTCATTTCTTGACTCCTCTACTACAATAATCATTATCATGTATAGTGTGTGTTCTCTGAAGCATATCGCATTCCCGCTCCATATTACTATAGTACCTACACTCGAAACAATGCACTATTTCCAATGGCATCATGTTTACTTTTCTACAAAGGGCATATATCCGTTGGCATAACTCAAGTATAGCCATAGCAATAGATGTAACAATAACCACATATCCAATACTTATAGCTGCATAATTAAGCAATTTAAGTATAAACTCAATTATCATTTGTCACCTCTTAAGCTTCGTACATATGCTATAAACCCAAGATATTCTTTTAGATACTGCGGATTATCTGCATGTACTTCCTTAACTCTTACTTCAAATTCATCTAGTGTACCGCCTTCGTAGTCATTCCAACAGCCACATATCACTATGTCATCATCAAAGCAATATGTTGTTGTGCCTTTGCGACTACCAACACAAGCCACTTGGATGTAACGCTTGTCTGTAGTTGCTCCACTTAGGTTAGCTTTAGTTAGAATAGCATTAGTAAGGTCAGCATCTCTTAGGTCAGCTTCAGCTAGAATAGCATTAGTAAGGTCAGCATCACTTAAGTTAGCACCTCTTAAGTTAGCAACTCTTAGGTTAGCATTACTTAGGTTAGCATATCTTAGGTTAGCATCACTTAGGTTAGCATATCTTAGGTTAGCATATCTTAGATCAGCACCTCTTAGGTTAGCATTACTTAGGTTAGCATATCTTAAGTCAGCATATCTTAGCTTAGCATCACTTAGATCAGCACGTTCGCCACCTGGTTTACCTCTTAGCCATTTGCCGTGACTCTCTATAATTTCGCACAGTTTGTCTTTATCCAAAGTTATTCACCACCTTCTCTGTTTTAACCCTTGGTTTTCTATTGGGACTTCTGAATCCTACGCATTTACCTTGGCACTCAAAAGTAGCACCAAACTTATCCTCTCTGATTATCTTATAGCCTAACTTCTTGCATCGACTTATGTCAGCTTTAATTGTAGTGTCTATTGTTGTAACTTTAGTTTCCATGTCGTATCGAGTGATAGTCTCTTGTTCACCTTTTGTTAAACGATAGTTCTTAACTAAAGATTCTGACTTAGGTTTCATATGATTCCTCCATCCAGTACCTAAGTAGGTCATTTATTATCTGCATCGGGTTATCTCCATCTCCCATTGGCTACTTTCTAGGCAATCGAAACAATGGTAGGTCTTGTGATTACTGCAGTCCTTACAATTGGTATATTCCATCTTTAGCACATCCTTTTGTTAATTCTTGAGTATTTTAGACATAAAAATCCCTTAGTTTAACAGCTTCCTTCTCCCTCTGGAGAGAGCTTAAGTTCGCCCCCTCCGTTGTTAACTTTTGAGTATTTTAGACAGACTGAGGCCATTAGAAAGGAATTTCTTCTGAGTTATCTTCGGGAAAATCTACAGGTGCTTCGTAACCATCGTCTTCTTCAGGAAACTCAAGGCTGCTACCACCGCCACCAGAATATTCCTTAAGATCAATCACTTGCAGTTTATCGACAAACAACGTTACCCCAAAATTCTTTTTGTTAACCCAATATACTGCAGGAGTATAGATCGCTCTTACAGTTGAACCTGTACCGATGTTAGTATCTAAAGGGATCGGATTATTCTTAGAGTCAACTAATTGTATCTTAGTCCATCTGCCGTTTTTCTCTTTCTTATTGCTCTTAAATTTAAATACTGGATTCCCTTCGTCATCTTCACTATATCCTGGAAATGGATCGCCCAACCACAGTAGTTCTTTACACTCATCTGTACCTTGCTTTTCATCAAATAAGTCACTGAATGCCTTTTGTAGATTTTTAGTATCCTTGTCGCTAAACTTAAGGGTAATCGCATAACCTTTTTCTTCATCGTTGATGACGTTTACTCTTGTATTAATATAGACATATTTCGCTTCGCCCTTTGGACTAACCGTTTGTTTACCATAGAAGAATTTACATTTGCTTGCCATTTACACATTTCCCCTTTAGTATTTATTTTGGTCTAACTTAGCCCATCCTAGCGTTTACATCTTACTCACCACCTTTGTTAATTTTTGAGTATTTTAGGCAAAGCGAAAGGCTCACCTGCGTTATCGCCAGATAAACCATCAGCTCATTCACATGTTACTACTATCATTATTCTGTTGTCAACACCTTTGTTAAACTTTTTGGTCAGAAGATATACCTAAGTTCACCCTCGTCTAACTCATGAACCATACAATGGGTGGGTTTAAACTCGCAAAGTTCTCCTGCTTTCGCGAGGTCAATATAATAGTTTACTTCTGACTCATCAGCGGCAAGCAATTGCTCCAGTTCAACATCGTTTTTATAGAATATAACAGCTATCATTTTTACACTCTCCCATTAGTTAATCTAGGGTTTAACCAATAGGTGGGGTTCACGAGGTATCCAAATGATCACTTCCCGTATTAATTCCTGAGTCACCTTATGTATCAACTCGTGTTAAACATCAGCAGCACCTCTCGTTCGCCTTTATGTGTCTATTGTATAGCTTGTTATTATTAATGTCAATACCTTTGTTAAACTTTGTTATCGCAAATATATTGTATCTTTTGTTATTGCATATGTATATTCTTAGATGCTATAATTATCACGATAGGTCACAGACTAAGGTTTTATTATTAATCGCTAATCTCAATTATGCAAACATGTGTTCTACTTCCTTAGTTTACCATATGATTTTCCATTTATCAACAATTATTTGCACCGCAATAAAAAAGAAAGGTGAAAGAAATGGCACGTAGACGCAAAGGTGAAGGCACTCAGTACAAAACCACAATTAATAAAAAAATGTATTTTGCAGTTGAAAAAACAATTGATGGGAAAAAGCATACAGCTTACTCCAGAAAATCCTATAAAGAGGCTGCTGATAAACTTAAAGCTAAACTTCAGAATACTTCAAATGAATCAAAGTTAACCGTTGAGTATCTCTTTAAAGAATGGCTGGCATTTAAGTTAAACAAGGTTAAGACAAGAACATACGAAAATTACGCCATGTATGTAAAGAATAGGATTGTCCCAAGTTTAGGTGAGATACTATTAACCAAATTAACCACACACGATCTTGAGGAGTTCTATGACGACCTAGTGAACGACAATGTTAATCCTATGACCGTCCAAGGACTTCATGGGTATATATACAACGCTATCGAGTATGGCATCAAAAGAGAATGGCTTACTAATAACGTTGCACAAAGATGTGAACTACCAAAAGGTAAACCACCGAATATCTATGTACTCTCTGAAGATGAAATAAAGACTTTACTCGAATCAGCCCAAGGTACTCGTATGTATCTCCCAATACTTCTCACGTTGGCCTCTGGTGTCCGTAAAGGCGAACTTTTAGGACTCATGGGTAAAGATGTAGGTAGCAACTCTATTACCATCTCTAGGTCACTAGGGCCAATTAGGAGAAACGGAGATGTAAAAAGCAGATTGGAGCTTGGTAGTACTAAGAACGAAGCCATTAGAACCATACCATTGCCTACTGAGATAATCGAGCAATTACCTAAAGTTGATAAAAATGAAATGCTATTTCCGTCAGCTAATGGTCACCTTTGGTTTCCTTCAAGTTTCAGTGTAGAATTCAAGGCGATTAAATTGAAAGCAAATTTAGGAGATGTTAGGTTTCATGACTTAAGACATACTCATGCATCTCATATGTTAGCCAATGGTGTTGATATTGTCACAGTTGCCCAGCGGTTAGGCCACAAGAATATACGAACAACACTGAATACTTATGCACACGTTATACAAAAGGCTCAACTCGAAGCCGCAAACAAAATTGCAACCTTTTTGCCATACACCTTAAATAAACCTTAA